TTTAACAGGTTCTTCTATTTCAAATTTTTTACTTTTAGCTTTTAAAGAAGTAGTTCTATTAGTTTTATAACCAAATAATTTATCATAAATAGTTTTATAATCATAAGGCTTAATGTTGTTGTTCAAAATATAATTGACAACCATTGATTTAGCGTTAGAAAGTTCATTACTTTCTCTCATTCTATTTTCTAATACAATATTTCTTAATTGTAAAGGTATTTCATATAAATCATAAGCATAATTAATAATATTTTGTAGATTTAAATCTAATTTAGTTTTAAATATTTCTGCATTTTTAGGTAAACTATTTAAATATTCTTGAAAAAACCTTTCATTATTATCAATTAACCATTTGTTGTAAGCTATTAATTCTTGCATTGTTTTATTTTTAATTCTTTTAATTGACTTAATAACAATAAATTAAAACTTTTTATTTTAAAATTTAAATATTCATTTAATAAATCTATTCCTTCTATTGACTTAACAATTACAAAATCTTTATTTAAATTACATATTCCTATATGTTCATAGCCTATATAAATAACTTTTAAATTTTCTTTTTCAATGCTTACAATTTTAATTAAATCTTGAGTAGATCTTTTAGTTAAATAATATTTATTTATTTCTATCATATTAGTTTTTCTTTATCTTGGTTAATTATTTGATATACTTGGTCTATGTTAGATAACCAAAAAACATTCTTTTGTCCTTTAAGTGAAGTTTGAAGCCATTTCAAATCTTGTGTAGCTGGCACATAAAGCTCTATCATATAAGCTATTTTACCTGGGTAATATCTAAGTAACCTTCCTGTAATTTGAGTAGCTCTAAGAGCTTTAGAAGTACGACTCCAAGTTATACCTAATTGAAGATTTGGTAAATCAAAACCTTCTTCTAATCCTTTAGCTGAAGATATATATTTTACTTTAGTTCTACCATCTTTTAACTTTTTTAGATTTTCTTTAGCTTGTTTTTTAGTCATTTTAGAATGATATTTAACACATTCATCACCTAATGCTTCAGATATTTTATCTGCACCAACAATAGATTGACCAAAAAGTATAGATTGCATTTGAAGTTTTTTAGTAATTTCAATAGCAGCATTTATTTTAGATTCTATATGGTAAAGAAATTGTTTTCTTTGTTGCATAGCTAAATTCCATTGAATAGCCATGATTTTAAGTTTTTGTTCTTCCCATTTTAAAGAATTTGCATAATTAGTTAAAGTTTCTCCTTTTTTCATACACGCCATTGCTACTTTAAAATCAATAGAATAACCATTACTAAAAGGACTTCCGTATTTGTAATAATTTTTGTTTAAAGTTTCATACCTTTCTCTATCAGATTCATCTAATTCAATAGGTACACATAAAACTTTATAAGGACTTAACCAACCTGCATCTACACCTTGTTGAGCTGTAAACTTTTCAATTAATGTAATATTTCTAGCATTAAGAAAATCTTTATGTTCTTTTTCTAAAGTAGCAGTTAAACATAATATCCAATTAAATGTAGTATTAGCAATTACTTTATTAAAAGTTTTAGAGTTTTCATTAGTATAATGTTGACATTCATCTAACAATAACAAAGCACATTCATGTTTAGTTTTTACATAAGTATTTACTACATAAACATTTACATTTTTTAAATTATGTAATTTAATATGTCCTTTTTTTTCATCAGTCCAGGCTTCTTTTAATACAGTGGTCGGAACAATTACATTTATTTGTTTAGTTGAATGTCTTTCATTACACAATTTAATAGCTAAAATACCAATATAACTTTTACCAGCTCCAGTACAAATTTCAGTGTAACCTCTTGCTTTACAATTATTTATCCATTTATTTATAACTTGTTTTTGCCATAAAGTTCTTGGACTATTTTGATCTACCATAATTCGTAAATCCTTTCTGTTAACATTAATTGTTCTAAAGTATAATACGTTTTAGCGCTTTTATTACAAAAATATAAATCAACAAATCCGGTATTTTGGCTCATATTCCAAGCAATATATTTTTTAGGTATTTTATTATAATAATCAAAATCTTTTAAATCTAAATTTTTTAATTTATATAAATATTTTAGTTTATCATATACAATTTTATTAAATTCTGTATACCCTACTGTTGGAAAGTTATTTACCATGTTTCATATATTTTATTAATAGGTTTAACTAATTTCCAAACACCACTATTAATATTATCACATATAGCTTGTATAGAAAATCTTACATCTCCATTATACCAAATAATATTTTCTTGTTTAGTTAAATCTAAAGAATATATAGTATTTTTATCTTTTATATGTTTAAATTGTAATCCAGTATATAAATCTTTTTCTGTTACCATAATTCATAACATTTAATTGGTGTACTTATTATTTTTGCCCATTTACCGTTATTGTATAAAGTAACTCCATATCCACAAATATCTTGATTTGACCATTTTATAGGATGTTCAATATACATTTTTTCATCAAGTTTATAATTATAACAACCTCCTAAACTATCAATTACACATCCAATAGGATATTTTTGTTTAGCAATTTTTAAAATTTCTTTTTTATTCATATTTTTAAAAATTAAAGTCCTGCCTAAATTAATAGACAGGACTTAGTTAATTATGATAATAATTCTGAAGCATTACCTACAATGCTATCAAATTCTCTTTGAAGTTGAGTTTTTTCATCTTCAAATTTAGAAAGTTTCTTAATAGCACTTTCAATTTGCTCAATTTGTTTTTTATTAACAAGCTCAAATATAGCTTTTTCAATAATTTCTTCCCATTGAGCTACTGTTTTTTCTGAATGACTAAAAGCTTTTACTTTACCTTTAAGGTTAAATCTTTCAATTTCAGCATCATAAGCTGCTGATCTAGCATGAATTGATGCAGAAATTTCTAATAATTCTGATACTTTAGTTACATTTTTAATTGTTGTACCATTATAATCAATATCTAATGATACTGCTTCTGGTGCTGAACTTCTTAATGATTGTAATTTAGCTTTTAAATCATTAATAGTTGATGTTACATTTGCTGGTGTTAATTCAATTCCTGAACCTACTGTTGCTACTGCTGTTGTTTCTTTTTTTGCCATGATTTTTATTTTATTTTTAATTGTTTTGTTTTAATTTATTTAACGAATTACCATAATTCATATATTTTGTTTAATAAATCTGAATGATTTTTAGGTAATAAATGAGCTATTTCTGATATATCTATTGGTATAAAATTATTAGCTGTACAAATTTTTATTTTATTATTATTTAAATATCCTTTTGTTTCATATATAGAATAAATATATTTAAATTCATTATTTTGTAAATCTAATTTTATAGGTTTAATATATTTTAAATAATTTTCAAGTATTACATCTGTTCTTTTATACCATTGTCCTTTAATTAATTGTTCCATATTATTTTATTTAAAACTCCTATTACATTTCTGCAATAGGAGTTATAACAAACCAACTAAATATTAAGATATTTTTTCTAAATGAGTTTTCATTGTAGCAATTGATTTATTAACACGTTCTGTTTCTTTTTCAATTGTTTCTTTACATTTTGCAATTTTATCATTTAATTTTTCAATTACTTCTTCTTTTGCAACAATGTTATCCCAATAATAACTACTAAATGAATTCATTGCTTCATTGTTATGTACATCTTCTAATGTAATAGCAGTATAAGCTTCCTCCAATGCTTCTTTAGCATCTTCTAATTTTTCTTCAAACTGTTCAATTTCTTCTTTAACATTAGAAATAAATTTTTCTAAGTTTTTTTGATGAACTACAATTGATTTGTTAATTAATTTAACTTGTTTTTCTAAAAATGATCCTACTTTTCCTGCTTCATCTAATTTTAAAATAGCTAAAATTCTGTCTTTTAATGATTTTTTTGTTGTTTCCATTTTGTTTTTAATTTAATTTGACTTTTAATAATTGATTAATTGATTGTTTATTATTTGTTGTTGGTTGATTTGTTTCTATAGGGTATTTATCATCAAATTCATCTAAAAATTGTAATCCTGTAGATGTTGACATAAATTTATTTAAAACTTCTTGTCTTTTTTGTTCTAATTTTGATGATTTATTAGGTAATGAATCAAAAAATGATGTTTCATAACCTATTCCTTGTAAACTAAGAAAAGGATCAGGTGTAAAATGTAATACTTTTTCTAATAAAGATTCAGTTTTAGGAATTTCATGTGCTTCAGCTTTTCTTAAAATATGGTATTTTCCAAAATTAGCATTAGGTTGATGATAGCCATTATCAGTTATATCAAACCAATAAAATTCACCATCTATTCTAGTAATTTTTAAAATTCTACCATCATAATCTTTTGTATAACCTTTAGTAATTACATAATCTCCTATTTGTGGTTTCCATTTAGTATTTGTTTTAGGTGATTCTATTATTTCAGCCCATTTATTTATTACAGGATTATAAATATTATCAGAACCTATAACCCATTCATAATTTTCATTATCTTTATATAAATAACATTCTTTTTCTTGTAATATAATATTATCAGAAATTTCACCAGTACTTCTAATAGGTTTAAATTTTGTACCTATAGGATATTTTAATTTAGCTTCTTCTAATATTTTATACATATTTAAAGTATTATTTTGCTTATCAACATGTCCATCAGGTAAATATTGTTGAATTTCTGATAAATCTGTTAATAATATATATTCTTTTTTAAAACCATCTATTTGACCATAATATCCTCCTTTACCATCATATCTTGAGTAAACAATATCGTCAGAAGCTAAAAATGAACCATTTTTTATACATTTAAGTTTAATATAACAACCATTATATTTATACCATTTACCAACAATAAATTCAGGTTTAGATTCTTTTAATACCCATTTTTTAAATTGTTCAGTTGTAATTACATTAGTATTATTAGGTAAATATTCTTTTCCCCAAGCATCTGGTTTATTATTACACATACCATAATAACTTCCAATATGATACATTATACCTTGTTTTAATGATTCATGCCAATTTTTAACAATATCAAAATTATCTTCTGTTAATTGTACATACCATGTATTAGGTAATTCTATTAATTCTGGTTTTTTATTTGTAATACCACAATATTCTAAAAATATATCTTTATTCCATGTTTCAAATACTGTTCTATTAAAATTTGTTTTATTTTCAGAAAAACAATTACATATATTGTTTTTACTACCATCATAATTATTAGTTAAATAAGGGTATTCTGTAAAAGTACCGTCTAAACTACATTTAAATCCATTATCTATTAATATTTGTTTTATTTCAGCATATTGCTGTTGATTGCAACGCATTGCTATTGGTTTAAATTCTGTCATGTTTTTTTATTATTTAATTTATTAACTATAAATTCAGCAAATGTATCTTGAATATTAGCTGCTTCTTTATTTGAAAGATTATGTCCTCTTTGTCCAGCTAAATTACCAAATCCTCTAATTGTTATAATAAGAGTTTTAGTTTCTCCATCGTTTAAATATATATGTTGATTATTTACATCATATTCAAATACAGAATCAATTAAATACGGATGTTTTCCAACTCCATTTAAACAATTTAATATTTTAAATTCAAATTCCATCCATAAATTATCATAATTTCCTTTATTATCATATTGTCTTTCAAATTGAGCTACAAATTGATTTTTATTATCAAAAATCCAAGTATTTGTTAAATGTAATGGAAATTGATAAACATCTTTATATGTTTTCATAAGTTTATTTTTTATTTAATTTTTTTGAAAATATACCAAAATAATAATTTTCTGGTCTAACTGATATTCCAAATTTTCGAGTTTTAAAATAGTTATACCACCATTTTTTATTTTTAATTTTTTTTATTGTTTGATTTCTATTTAATATATTCATTTTTTTATTATTATAAAAGAGAGCTGTATCTCTCTTTTATATGAACAAAACACACACATTACACGACCTAAATACAGTTAGATAATGTGGATAAGGACAGATTCGAACTGCCGTAGTACCACCAGATGTTAGAAAGCGTTAAAATCATTCATCCCTCTTATCCATAATAGGTATTTCTACCTATTTAAAATTAATAATTAATACCTAAAATAGGTTTTGTTAAATGTAATATTTGAATTGTTTTTTGTTGTTTTTTATTAAAAACTTTTTGTATATGCCAAATATGTGGATCTTTTCCAAACATTAAATTTCTTGTACTTTTTTGAAGAATATTTCTTCTTAATGCTCTATTAGGAAATTGAGATGTAACATCGCCTGTATAAACTTTATTTCCATTTTCATCTAATGATTTTCTAATTGGTTGATTTATCATAATATTTTGTTTGTGTTTAGTGTGTAAAAAAAGAGTAGATATTTCTACCTACTCTCTAAAATTAAATTAATTAAAATGGTACATTTTCAGCTACAGCCGGTTGTTCAGCAATAGCTAAATTAGCAGCTTTAACAATGATTTTACCTGATGCTTTAAATACTTGTTCAGCAATTTCACCATCTAATACAACTGATGTAAATGTTGTAGCCATTCTACCTGTGCTACCATCAATTTCATAAGGTTCAACATTTGCAGCAACAATTTGACCTGGTATTAATTTACCAACAAAAGGTCTAACTTGTACAGGATCAGCACCTTTCCAAGTAGCTTGTGTACCATCAGCATTATGTTGTTGCCAAAATGTTCTTGATACTGTTTTACTAAATGGATTTAATGGATTACTAAAAGTAGCTGTATAATACATTCTGCTTACTTTTGAATCTGATCTTTCTTTTTCTGTTTTAGGTTCTGTAATTGATACTAATTTTAAATTTGTCATGTTATTTATGTTATTTATGTTTTTTTAAACGTGCTCTTTTAGATGGCACTTTCTCTTTCATCTTTTATACTGATAAAGGACAGTTCATTGATTATCAATCAATTGTGGAGCATATGGGAGTCGAACCCATGTCTTCCTAGATGCTATATTACAAATTCTCTACAACAATTCACTCTGTATTACTACTGAGTAGTAGGGATTGACCAGTTACGGTCATTTACCACCTCCAATTATTAACGTTAGGATTCGTTGATTTTAAAATAACAGATGTGTTGTTACACTAAAAGCACTATTTCAGCTACTCCTTAGAAGATGGTTACTTCCCAACCTACTTTTCTATTATTTCTTTTAAACTTACTACGCTGCTAATTCTACTTCATTGTTAAACAATGAGATAATTCTAGCTTCTACACCTTCTGCGAAAGCTCTGCTTTCATTAGAGATTTTGTCGTTTGTTGTTTGATACACATTTACAAGTATAGCATCTTCCTTGTGTTGATTGTAATAAGGCTGAACTCTCGAATCAATACCGTTATGCCCCATAAATAATCTAATTTTTAAAGAATTTGATTAGTATAACTTTTTTACTTCTTTTAGATGTCGAAGTTGTTCGACAACGGGATTTGAACCCTAATCTGCAAGTTAGCCCTTGCTGCTTTACCGTTAAGCTATTCCCGAAACCTTACCATTATATTTAAGTCTAGGTAACAAAGACTACACACGACTTTAGCTTAGTGTATTTGTAATAACATTCATCATTTAATACAGCTAATCAGAATTACGTTCTAGAATGTATCTGATGTACTCTTTCCGCGTCTATCATACAATTTAATAATTACGGATAATTAATAAACTTAAAGTATAATAGGTTCAAGGTTCAATATTTTGATAAATGATTTTCAAAAGTTGTTTGTTTTTTTAGTGTTTTACCAGCTAATAACAATAACCAATGTAATAAATATATAGCTGATATAATATACATAAACATCATCCATATTTTTACATAATAAAATTCTATGTAATAAATATTTTGATTTAATATATAATCATAATCTACACCAGTTCTTGATTGTAAAAACAAAAACAATAACATTGATAATACATACCAAATAGTTAATATTTTACTTAGTTTTGTCATTTAGTTTACGGTAAATTTAAGTGAGCCAAAATTAGGACTTGAATTAATTAATTCTCTAATAAATTCATTTCTTAATACTGTATTTTGAATTTTAGCTGATATTTTAGCTTTTTTAATTGCTATTTTTTCAGCAACAGATTTAATAAATACTGAATGATCAATATTAACTTTATTTAAGTTAATTTCTTTGTGCATTGCTTCATTTCTAATAGCAGCAGTAGCTTTTTCTTGAGCTGTGTAAGTTGTTTTAATTGTTGATTGCATAATTTTATTTTGTTTTTAAATGTTTAAATTCCATAAGTTAATAAAAAATAATCTTTTGATATTTATCATTAACATTATTTAATGCTATTTCTTTTAATATAAAATTAGTTACATCAACAGCTTGTTTAAATATTAATTTATCCATTGTTGTGTATGTTAATTCTATACTATTAGGTAAGTATTTGACTGATAATGATTTAGAATGTTTAGTAATTAATTGTGAATTAAATGGATTTTGTTTAACTCTAACTTTTAAAGTATAAACTTTAAATCCATTTAAATTCACTGTTTTAATACCAAATAATGATATTTGAGCCATGTTTTTATTTATAATTAATTTTCATATTTCCATTTAAATTTTCCAGCAGTTTTAAGTTTACCTTTACAACAACTGTTAATATTACTTGTATTAATTTTTGTTTCTTTACTTGCTTGACTAATACTTATATATTTTTTTATTAAAATGTTATTTTTTGTAAATTGTAATATTGATTTTCCTTTTTTTATAGATTTTAAAATATATTTAGAATGATTTTGGTTTTCTTGATTAGTACACCATTCTAAATTATTCCATTTATTATTATCTTTATTTCCATCAATATGATTTACTTGAGGATAATTATTAGGATTAGAAATAAAATATAAAGCAACTAATCTATGAATTAATATAGTATTTACATTTTTAATTACATAAGTACAATATCCTTTTTTATTAATAAATTGTTTTAAAATTTTATCTTTTGTTAAAAAATGACTTTTAAGTCTTCCTTTATTACTAATAAAATATTGAGGGTTTTGTAATTGTTTCCATATTTCACCCTCAATATTTTCAATATTTAAATTTAAATAGCTCATTCAATGTACCCCATTCTAGTTAAAAATTCTTCATTACCTGTAATTTCTACTTTACCTTTAAGAAATGTAGTTTGAACTTGCATGTTAGCATTTTTCCAAGGTAAATTGTTGTAGTACAAGCAAAATTCTATGTATTCTGCTGGTGTTAATGTGATTGTTTTCATGTGTGTTTTAAATTATTGGTTCAATAATAATTGATAAATTAGGATTGTTTATTTCTTTATGTTTTTCAATAGCTTTTAAACAAGCATCTGCAACAAATAAAAATTCATCATTAGATTTATAAACAGTATTTCTTAATTTAGAATTAGAATTACAAATTGTATTAATTTCATTTACTAATTCAATTGCTTTTTCTGGTTCAGTAGCTATTTCAGCTATTTTAAAAATGTATTTCATGTGTGTTTTTATTTAAATAATTCAGTTAATAAATAAGCTACAGTTAATGATAAAATATCAAATATTATAAATAATATTAATATTCCTCCTACTGTTAAAGCTATAAATAAAGATTTTTCTAATAAGTTAGGTTTCATAATATTATTGTTTAATTGTTAATTTAATTGTTTGTGGAGAAAACAGGATTCGAACCTATACTTAGTAACCAGTTTTAACTTGGTTGACATAACCATTACGCCATTTATAACTCATTTCTCCATTTAAAAGTGTTTTTTAGTTTGTGAAATTATCTTACACTAATGTGACCACTAAACATATTACTTTTGTTTTGTTGCTATGCCAACCTGTTATACATAGATTTGTTAAAATGTAGGCTGTTGCTCTTTTATTGCAAACAATAACACTACATTTAATTAAACTTTACAATCACACCAATAAATTGGATAAAGTTTAATATTTTAAATTAACTGTACAAATTGTAATAGCTGCACAGTAATTCGGTGTGCATTAATTTCCCTATCATAATCCGTCACTATTACAACTGTACAGTTAATATGATTAATGTTTTATTTAATTATTATAATAATTAGCTAAATGTTTTTTACCATCATCAGTTTGTTCAAAAAATGATATAGGACAACCATCTTGATTGTTTGGTAATTTAGAAAAATCAACATTATCTTCTGTAATGTTAATAATTTCATTAGTTTGAATGTTATAAATAACTGTTTTCATAATTGTATTTATTAGTATTTTTAATTGGTTAAAATGATGTGTTAAATTGAATGAGTTAATTGAGAGAGTGTGATATAAAAACTAGTATTAAAGTCAGCTATTTCTAACTGACTGTTAATACGTTTGACTGATTCCAGTCCCTCCCACACGTTCATTATCAACAACTTACGATATAAAATGTAAAGTAAAATTGTAGATAAAAATTAATAAAATACCTAATTAAAATTAATTAGGTATAATTATTAATCGGACATCCACTTCACATTATTTTTGTTTTAATTCCAAGTCACATAAAATAGATTAAAAAAATAGGGATTTCTCCCTATTAATTAAATACTTGCTTGTTTGTAACCTTTAGTATTTTCACTAATTGTTAATTTTACAAACCCTCCAGTTTCTAGCTGTTTAATTTCATCAATTGAAGTATTGACAATTGAAGCCATAAAAGCAGGGAAATTATCAATTTGCACTTTAATTTGTGCAATTTGTAAATCTACCTTAATTTGTATATAGTCTATTGAACTACCTACAATTTTGGCTGAATAATTGCCATTTTCAATACCCTTTGAAGGTGAATTAATAAATAAACTTTTTACGCCTTCTTTTTTGTTATTTTCTACTAACATTTTTTTAAGTTTTTGTTTTTAAGTGTGTGAATAATTAAATTTAACACAGCAAGACCATACGGTACCAAGCTGCGGAGCAGAACCTAGAGGGGTTTTATTTGGGGTGACTCAAGCATATACATTTATCATATAAAAAATTTTCCAAAAAACTCATTCTCAGACATTTACGCTATAAAATTTAAAATTAAAAAATGAATAAGGGGCTAATTTTAAAATTTTCATCTGTTAAAATAAAATAGGTATTTAAAAAAATTTCAAAAAAAAATTATTAAATTATAAATTGTTATTCTTTTTTCTAATATATCTAAGAAGCAAATGCTGCCAAGCCCAATAAACATTGATAGGTTAGTAATTGATTTAAATACTAAAAGTTCATAATTCAATTACTTTTAAAAATATTTTTATTGATTATCAATACATTAGCTAAAATAGTGTAAAATTAGTTCATTATATTGAACAAGTACTTGTTTTAATTACTATAGTAACATATCTTTGTACCTGTAATGAAAAAGATAAATGACTTTGAGTCTTATTATACCAATCCGTCTAAAGTTTTAGATAAAGATTTAAAAAAACTTCACTTTGTAAAAAAAGGTGAAGTAAATGAATTTATTACTAAAGATGGTGAATTAACTAAATGGCAAAAAATTGGTGATGAAATAGTTAATGTTATAGATTCTAAAGAATATAGAAAATTATATGTAGATGAATTAGATACAATTAAAGATTTATCTACTTCTGGACTTAAAGTATTATGTTATGTACTTAAAAATATTGGAGTTAAAAAAGATGATATAACAATTGTATTATCAGATTGTTTAGAATTTACCGGGTATAAAAGTAAAGTAAATGTTTATAATGGTATAATAGAATTGCTAAATAAAAAAATACTTTATAGAAAAGTAGGCTCAAGTAATTACTTTATAAACGTAAATACTTTTTATAATGGAAAAAGAATATAAAAATAAATAATAATGACTGGAAAAGAAATAAAACAAGATATTGAAAATCAACCAAATACAGAATTTATTTATCGTAAATGGAATAAAAGTATTACAAATCCTAAATTTAAAGAAATAAAAATATTAGGTAAAGATTTAACTAAATCTCAAATTCAAATGTTAGTAACAGAAAAATTACTAGGTTTAAAAATAACAAATTAAATGAACAATAAAGATTATATATTACCGGCTTATTTAAATATACCTCAAAACCATAATCCTAATTTTATATTATGGTTAGTTAAAGATGTTTATCATCAAATAACTATTGTAGGTAAAATGAATAAAGAAAAAGCATTAGAATTTGCATTTGATCAGTTTAAATGTAGTGATAAAATAAAAGAATTATATAAAGAAAAATATGGCATCAATTAAAATAACAACAGAATCAATCATATTTCCACCTTTTAAAATAAAATAATATGAAAAACATTGATTTATACACACTTCAAATATTATTATGTACTGCTTTATTAATTACAGCCGGTTGGTGTAGAGCAATATTTGAATGTATTATATTTTTTGATTCAGTTAAAAAATATTTAGGTAATTATTTTTCAAGAGATTTATTTTATTCTAATAAAGATAGAAATAATGATGGTAAAGTAAGTACTATTGAAAATGCTTTTCCTAATGATGGAGGACATAGAGTTAAAATAGTAGAAATAATATGTTTAATTATATCTGGAATAGGATTTATAAATTTAAATATTTGGCAATTAATTATTTATACTATATATGCTTTTTTAGTATATAGTTATTCATTTGAAACAACATTTAAAAAATATAGAATATGATAAATGAAAATAAAAAAGGAGATGAACTATTAAAAGAAATAGAACAGTCTAATATAAATAATTGTAAACCAATAACTTTAGAAGAATTTAATAAATTTATGAAAGAATACGTTCAACAACCAATGACAGTATATTTTACTAAAGAAGGAATGATTCAATTTGATAAAATTATGAAAGAAGAATTAAAATCATTAGGTTTAACACCTTATATACCAGCACCTTTAGAAAATGACAATAAAATATAACTTTAACACATTAGAATTAATGTTAGATAAATTAGATTATTATAAAACTCAAATATTAGCAACAGGTTTAAAAGTAAAATATAAAATGTTTGTTGGTAATAATGAATATTATAGTATTTTTGTAATTGAATAAATAAATAGAAAAATGAATAACGGAGTAAAAAAGAAACTAACAGTTGGACCTAATGGTCAAATGGAAGAAGTAACTACTTTTGAAGGAGTAGAAAAATTACCTGAATTAAAAGGTAGAGCATTAACAGGTACTATTGTAGTAACTAAATTAACTGATAAAGAAGTAACTCTTCCTTCAGGTATTGTGTTACCTGGATCAGGTGAACCTAAATTTGCAGTAGTAGCAGTTGCTGAAAATGTAACAGATGTTAAAAGAGGAGATATTGTAGCTTTACAATTTACTCATGGTCAAATACCACTTCAATTTATTGAAGGAACACCAGTATCAATTATCTATCCTTCTACAATTAGTTGGATTTATGCAGAAACTTTAATTTAAAAAAAATAATGGAACAATCATTTTTAGACAGGCTTTTAATAGAAGCTCAAGAATTAGCAATTAAAACAAACGCTTTAAACGATTTTATGCGTACACAAGCTTTTGTTGATTTAGATCGTCAAAATAAAGATTTGCTTTATAAACAATCAAGAATTATGAATGAATATTTGCAAATTTTAGGACAAAGATTAGAAATTTTAAATTCTAAATTTTCTTTTAAAAAATAATTTTAATTAATTAAAAATAGCTTGTGTATTTATTATACAAGCTATTTAAATGTTTATGGAATATCACATAGTTAAAATAGACGGTACAGAATTAAAGTTGTATAAAACAATATCTGATACAAGACAACCAGGAGAAACTCAACAGGAATATAAAATGAGAAAACATTTTGTAAAACAACAAATTAAAGATAGAAAAAGATTAGGAATTGATTTTAAATATAAACAATGAGAGAACAGTTTACAGTAGATTATTTATTACTTAGAGGTTGGGTTGAAGAACAGATTGATGATCAACCTGTTAGAGAAGGCATGTATAGATTTTATACTAAAGGTAAATATAAAATTAGAACTAGAAGAAATATGTTTCCTTTAGAAATAGAATTATTTAAAGATAATAAATTAATAATGTGTAGTTATATTACTACTGTAGCTATGTGGAAAGTTAAAACAAAAAAACTTAATGAAAGAAATTTTTAAAGAAATTGCTAAAGATTTTAAACTTTCACCAAATGATGTTAGAAAAATGTGGGAGTATCAATTTCAATTTATAATGGATTTAGCTAAAAAAAACATTTATGATGAAACAGCTCCAAAAGTAAAATTAGAAGGATTTGGTACATTTAAACCTAATGTAAATCAAATACTTAAATATAAAGAAATAAAGAAAAATTATGATAGCAGAGAAAGCAAAATTACCGGAACTACCTAGAATAAACATTGAAATTCAGTTACTTACTGTAATTAATGAAATTCTTAAAACTCAATTAGATGCACAGCATTTAGGAGTTCCTCATGAACCTGGTATTATTACAGCTTGTAATAATATACTAGGAAGATATTCAGGAAAATTAGATATGATAACGTCTGGAGAACATATAGTAGAAATGTAATGGAAAATATCTTTAAAAGATTGTACTTCGATATCGAAACTTCGCCAAACATAGGATTTTTTTGGCAAGCAGGGTATAAATTAAATATACCTCATACTAATATTATTAAAGAAAGAGCTGTAATTTGTATAGCATACAAATGGGCGCATGAAAACAAAGTTCATTGTTTGGAGTGGAATAGAGGAGAAGATAAACAATTACTTAAAGATTTTTTAAAAATATTAAATGAAGCTGATGAAATAGTAGGACAAAATTCTGATAATTTTGATGTTAAATGGTTAAGAACTAGATGTTTAAAACATAAAATAGGTATGTTACCTGAATATAATCAAGTAGATACTTATAAATTAGCTAAAAAATATTTTAGATTTAACTCTAATAAGTTAGATTATATGTCATCTTTTTTAGGACATGGTAATAAAATACATACTGAATATAATTTATGGACTAAAATAGTTTTAGAAAATGATTCTAAAGCAATGAGTAAAATGGTTGATTATGCTATGAAAGATGTTTTATTATTAGAAAAAGTTCATCAAGAAATGATACCTTATACTAAACATAGAACTCATGCAGCTGTATTAAATGGATTTACTAAAATAGATTGTCCAGAATGTAGTTCAACTAACACACATTCAAGAGGTTATACAATATCTGCTGTTGGCGTTAAAAAAAATAAATGCCAATGTCAAGATTGTGGTAAATGGTATTTAGTAGCAGCAACTACTTATGTTAAAGAAATGAATAATAGAAATAGAAAGGATAAAATATGAAATTTAGAAAAAAACCAGTAGTAATTGAAGCAGTTCAATTTAATGGATTTGATGAAGAGACAGGTCAAGTAATGTTATCAGACAGACCAGAATGGTTGGTTAGTGAGTTTGGAAATAAGGTATTGTTTTTTGAAGAACCAAATACTCTTACAATACAAACTCTTGAAGGTAATATGAAAGCTTCAGTTGGTGATTTCATCATAAAAGGAGTACAAGGAGAATTCTATCCATGTAAACCAGATATTTTTGAAAAAACTTACGAAAAAGTATTATGAAATTTATAGATTTAGAAGTATTATGTGAAAAAACAGAAACCTCTCATCCAGGTTATTCTGATTTATTAGAAGAATTAAATATTGAAAGAGATAGAGAATATTATTGGAAAACAATATTTTTAAATTATGACCCTTTAAAAGATAAAGTGTTAATGATAGAATCTAGAAAAGACCATGAAGATCAATCAGTTATATCTTTTTATGGTAGTAATTCAATTGTAGTAAACATGACTGTAGAAGAATTAAAAAAGAAATTAAATGAAACTGCTAATACTTAATCAAAATTTAGAAGCTGAACCAGCTCCAGAAGTTAGAGATATAGAATGTTTTAGAAAAGTAATTGTTAGAGATAAAGATAGATATAAAAAAAATTGTAAAAAAGAATTATGTTATGTTTATCACATGTCAGACAATATGTCTAACTATTCTAATTTTCCGGAAAAAGAAAGACATTCTCATTTAGCTAATGATATATTTCAAGATAAAAATTGGAAAGCCGATAAAGAAATATTAGATTGTATAGAATTGTATCAAAAATTAAATGTTACTCCATCTGAAAAATTAGTAGTAACACTTAATGAAACATTACATAAAACAGATAAAATTATTAAAGCACTTATTGAACAACTTGAAGAAAATTTAACTAATGAAACTCATAAACAAGCAATTATTAAAATGGGTAATGCAGTTAAAACAGGTGTTCAAGTAACTGTTGATGATATAAATGCTCTTATGGATGTAGGTAAAAGAGTACCTGCAATTCTTAAAGAACTCGAATCTTTAGAACAAAGAATTAAAAATGAAAAACAGCTTAATACTAAAGCTAGAGGAAATACAGAAATAAGTAATAGAGAAAGATAATATGTTTACGTTAGATCTTAGCCACATTAATATAGAAAATTTTAGGTTGCCAGCAAATGAATGGCTTAAAAATTTTAAAAATACAGGTGTTGGATTTTATATAGATGCTCCTAAACATTCTTATGAATGGATTAAATATTGGGATGAACAAGAATACTATTGTAAAAATGGTTATTCTGTTGGTGGAGTGCGTATTACAGGAGAACATTATTTTTATTTAAACTTTTGTCAAATACAATTAAAAACAGGATTTGGATCAGAAGTATTAAAAGGTAAAAAGAAAGTAGAAAAATTAGTAACTTTTCCAGATTTTTGGGATAGTGATTGGTTTTATTTTACTGAATGTGAATTAGCTAGAGAAGCTGGACAACACATGATTATTCTTAAACCTAGACGTAGAGGGTATTCATATAAAAATGCAGCTAAATGTGCATATAATTATACATTTCTTAGAAAATCTACATCACTTATTATAGCAGAATCATCCGATTATTCAGAAGAAACTATGGGAATGGCTGTAAGCTATTTAGATTTCTTAATGAAATATACTGATTTTGGTAAAAATAGATTAATTAATAAACCTAAAGATGAAATATTAGCAGGTTATGAAGAAGTATTAGCTGATGGAACCAAAACAAGAAGTGGAAGTTTTAGTAGATTGTTAGCAATGACAGCTAAAAATAATGCTTCAGTTGCCAGGGGTAAAGATGCTAATGTTATTTTATTTGAAGAATGTTTTGGAAAAGACACTCCAGTTTTAATGTATGATGGTTCTATTAAAAATATTCAAAATATTAAAATTGGAGATTTTGTTATGGGTAAAGATGGTTCTAAAAGAACTGTTTTGAATACTACAACTGGAACAGATGATTTATATTTAGTTAAACAACAAAAAGGAATTAACTATGTTGTAAACAGTAAACACAAACTTGTTTTAGAACAAAAATGTAACAATAAATGTTACACAAATGATGGTATTAAAGAATATACAGTAGGTGAATTTAGAAAATTAATTAAATATAAGCAGCAAACTAGTTACGGAATAAAAAGTTCAGGGTTACATTTTGAAGAAAAAAAATTACCTTTTGAGCCTTATTGGTTAGGGTTGTGGTTAGGTGATGGAGATAAAACTGAAGCAAATATTGTAATTAATGTTGAAGCAGATTGTGAAATAGAAAACTATATAAAAGAATATGCTACTAGATTAAACGCAGAATTAAGAATTAATAAATGTAATAAAACACCTAAATGTAAAACATTTACTTTACGAGAAAAGCCGCAAATAAAAAATAAATTTACTACTTTACTTAAAGATTTAAATATACATTGTAATAAGCATATTCCTAATATTTATAAATTTTCTTCTTTAGAACAAAGATTAGAACTTTTAGCTGGGTTTATTGATAGTGATGGATTTTTACATAAAGGAACCAGCCATTCTTTTTCATACGAAATTATTCAAGCAAATTATAGACTTATAAAAGATTTAGAGTTTTTAGCTAACTCTTGTGGTTTTGCTACTACATTAGCTTTAAAAGAATCAAAAGAAGGATATAGAAAAAATGGAGTTTATTTTAGATTACATATAAAAGGAGATTACAGAAAAATACCTGTTAAAATAAAAAGAAAAAAAGTTGTAAACTGGGAACCTACCTCTAACCCATTAAATACTAGAATAAAAATAGAAGATTTTGGAAAAGGAGAATATTATGGAATTACAGTAGATAAAGATAATTTATTTTTATTATCTGATTTTACAATTGTGCATAATTGTGGGTCTTTTACTAACCTTAAAGCTACCTATGCAGCAACAAGACCAACAGTAGAAGAAGGTTTAGGAGTATCAGGTCAAATTTTTGCTTTTGGAACAGGTGGAGATTTCTCTGCCGGTATAGTAGATTTTGATGAAATGTTTTATAATCCTGAACCTTATAACTTTAGAGCATATAAAAATGTATTTGAAGAAGGAATGGAGTTAACTCAAATAGGTTATTTTTTACCAGATTATTATTCTAAAGGTGGATTTATATCTGAAAAAGGTGAATCTCAAATTGAAGAAGCTAAAATATATATTGAAGGAGAAATAGAAAATAAAAAAAGAACTTCTAAAGATCCTAATGCAGTAGATGTAATGCTGGCCGAATTTCCCAGGACGCCGAAAGAGGCCTTTATTAAAGCATCTAGTAACATATTTCCTAAAGCAGAACTTCAAGCTCAAATTAATTATATTAAATCTAGTAGAATAGATGAATCGTTAGGTGTATGTGGAGAACTTGTAGATAAAGATGGAGAAATAATATTTAATCCTTCAGATAAAGCTAAACCAATAGATTCTTTTCCACTTAAAAAAGATTCTGATAGAGAAGGATGTTTTGTTCAATATCAAGCTCCATATAAAGAAGAAAATAGAGTACCTAATAATTTATATTATATAGGACATGACCCTTATGGAGTAGATTCAGAAAAAGGAGAATCTTTAGGTTCATTATTTGTATTTAAACAAGTAAATAATATATCACAACCTGACGATTTAATTGTAGCTGAATATACAGCTAGACCTTCAGCTGGTCAAGATGAATATAATAGGATTATGATAATGATTGCCAAATATTATAATGCTAAAATAGGATTTGAAAATGATAGGGGAAATGTTATTCAATATTGTAGAACTAATAAAGTATTAAGTTGGTTACAAGAAGAAGCTGATATTTACGATAAAGGAGAAAAAGTTTCTAATTCATTAAGTAGAGGATATGGAATGTCTATGTCTAATTTAAAAAAGAAACAACAAGGATGTTTATATTTAAGAGATTGGTTATTATGTAGAAGAGGAGTAGATCCATCTGGTAAAATTAAATTAAATTTAAATATGATTTATTCTGTACCTTTGTTGGAAGAATTAATTAAATTTGAATACGATGGAAATTTTGATAGGGTTTCTGCTTGTATAATTGCTATGTATTATCAAAAACAAATTGAAAGTAAATCTATTGATAGACCTCAATATGTTTATAATACAGACCCTTTTTTTACAAAATTTGATTCATTAGGTAATTTCAATTCTAATTATTAAATTTGCACAAAATGGAAGAAGTTAAATCAACAGGATTTTTTAATATACCAATACAAACAATTAGTTATAGTGAAAAAATAGCTAAAGATAATCAATGGGGAAAAACTAATATAAAAGCATTTATTAGTTTAGCTTCATTTAGTAATTCTTCATATAAGGTATATATGAAAAAACTATATGATTATTATAATGGTGTTGTAGATCCTAAAGATTATGAATCTTTTATAGCTCCTTACGGACAAACAAGAACAGGTTCACCTAACCAAGTTAAAAATTATCCTATTATTAAACCTAAAATAGATTTACTTAGAGGAGAATTTGCTAAAAGACCTGATAATTTTACAGTTGTAGTTACTAACGGAGATGTTATAAATAGAAAAACAGAAGAACTTAATCAAAAATTAAATCAATCTATTGAACAGTTATTTATAAATACTCTTAATGAACAAGGTGTAGATACTGGAGTTCCTAGTCAAGAAACACAAACACCAGAATACATAGCTAAAGAATTTGAATCTACTTATAGAGATAAAAGAGCTATATCAGGACAACATGCACTTAGTTTTTTAAAAAAATATTTAAAGTTAGAAGAACATTTTGATTTAGAGTTTTTAGATTTTTTAGTAGCAGGAGAAACATATTCATTTAGAGATGTTATTTCAAATGAAAATGTATATGAATGTGTTAATCCATTAGATATGGATTTTGATAAAGATCCTGATATTCAATTTGTTGAAGATGCTGATTGGGTTTGTAGAAGAAAATACATGACTGTTTCAGGTATAGTAGATTATTTTCAAGGAGATGATCCATTTACTAAAGAGGAAATAGCTGACTTAGAAAAATCTGCTCCTATAAATTCTGAATGGTTTATACCATTTGCTCAAATACAAGATAGGCAACAACCATTTAAATCTTATGGTAGATTATTAGAAGTAATTCATGTTGTTTGGAAATCTCGTAAAAAAGTAGGAATTGTAAAATTCATGGATGAATATGGTCAAGAACAAATGTTAGATGTAACTGAAGATTATAAACCTGCTCAAGGAGAAGAAATAGAATGGCATTGGGAAAATGAATTTTGGGAAGGTTATAGAATTAACAATAAATATTATAAAAAAATTAGACCTTGTCCTGTACAAAGAGGTTCTTTAGATAATGGTTCTAAATGTAAATCTCCTTATAATGGTAGAGTAATGTCTAATAGAAATTCTAAAAATATATCACTTGTATCTTTAGGAGTTCCTTTCCAAGTTCTTTATAATGGTATTCATTATAGAATGGAATTAGCTATTTCTAAAATGAAAGATCAAATGGCTATTATGGATATTAACATAATACCTAAAGGTTGGGATACTGAAAAATGGATGAACTACCTAGACCTTACCGGTATAGGATTTGTAGATTATAATAAAGAAGGTGTTAGGTTTAATGCTCAACATCAAACAGCTATTAAATTAGCATCAGATACAATACAAGCATATATTCAATTACTTGCTCAAATTAAAATGGAGTGGGATGATGTATGTGGAATTAGTCGTCAAAGAGAAGGTCAAATATCTTCATCTGAAACTGTAGGAGGAGTAGAAAGAGCTGTAGTTCAATCTTCTTTAATTACAGAAATGTATTTTAGATTATTTGATCAGTTTAAAGAAAGAGAATATCAAGCTATTTTAGATTATTCTAGACTTGCTTGGATTAACGGTAAAAAAACTTCATTTGTACATCCTGAATATGGCAATACTATTTATTTAGATATTGATCCATCAGAATATTCTGAAGCTGAATTAGGTATATTTATGTCTAATTCTACTAAAGATATGCAAAAAATGCAAAAGTTGGAACAGCTTACTCAAGCTATGGTACAAAACGGTACTCCTGCTTCTACTGTAGTTGAAATAATAGAACAAGAATCTTTTGTACAAATTAAAGATGCACTTAGAAAAGCTGAATTAAAAACTCAAGAATTTGAAAAGCACATGGAAGAAATGAAAGCTCAACAACAGCAACAAGCTCTTCAAATGCAAGATCAAATGCAAGATAAAAAACATGCTTATGATTTAGAACTTATAGACCGTAAAGGTGAATGGGATCTTCGTAAAGCTGAAATGACTGCTTATGCTATAGATGAAGGAGATGATAATGCTGATATTCAAAAAGTAATGGTTGAAGCTGGTTTAAAACAACAAGAAATAGGATTAAAACAACAAGAAATTGCTGCTAATCAAACTAACGATAATTTAAGAATGGCTCATGAATCTAAAATGAAACAAGAAGATATTAAAATAAAAGAAAAAGAAATGCAAAATAAACTAGCAATTGCCAAAACAAAACCAAAACCTAAAAGTTGATAAAAGTCAAGTGCTATATAATTAAGCAATCAAAAAGTAAAATAAATAAGAAAAATAAAATTTAATTTTGAATAGAATATGAAAATAGATGGAACAGACTTAGGAGATGATTTCCTAGAAGGAGGAACACCAATTGTAGAAGACACTTTGGATCCTCAAACACCGCCTGATTTAGATAATCCAACACCGGATCCTGAACCAGACAAACCAGAACCTAAAAAAAGAGGTCCTAAACCAAAAGATAAAGAACCAGAACCTGAACCGGCAAAAGAACCAGTTAAAGATCCAGAACCAGAACCAGAAGGTGATGAAGAAGGATTAATAACAGGATTAGCTGCTAAATTAGGTTATGAATTTGGTGAAGATGAGTCGTATGAAGAAACTGAAGAAGGATTAGTATCTTTCATTCAGAAGCAACAAGAAATTGGTGCTCAACAAATGGTTGAAAACTATTTTCAAAGTGTACATCCTAAAGCAGCAGAAATGTTTGATTTAGTAAATATGATTTCTGATCTACCAATTGAAGAACAGGATAAAATATTAGATGATTTTTATAAAGGTAAAAGTCCTGAAATAGATTTTGAATCTGTTAATTTAGAAGAAGAATCAACACAAAAATCAGTTCTTAAAACATTTTATAAAAAGAATGGATTTAGTGATGAACAAATTGCTAAGAAATTAGATAAGTTTGAAATTGCTGGTATGTTAAAAGACGAAGCTGAAGATGCTATTGAACATTTAGTTAAAATTCAAAAAGAAGAAACTAAAAAAATAATAGCAAAAGAAAAAGCTGATGCTGATGCTAGAAAAGAACAAACTAAAAAATATTATCAAACATTGCAAAACACAATTGAATCAGGTAAAATAAATAATTTTACTATACCTGTAAATGAAAGAAAAGCAACATTTGATTATATAGCTAAAGGTGAAGCACTTAATAAATTAAATGAAATGTGGAGTTCTCCTGAAGGTAGAATCCAATTAGCAATTATGTTAAAAAATGATTTTAAATTAGATAAGTATATTAATCAAGCAGCTAAAACACAAACTGTATCAAGTTTAAAACAAAAACTTGAAGCAGGTAAATCAAAATTAAAATCTTCTGATCCAAGATCTAATTCTAATAATGATAGTTGGGATGAAGAAGAAATTACTTTTGCTAAAAAATAAATAAATTTTAAAACAAATAATAAATAAACATGGCAGTTTTTAAACTAACCCCAGATGTAATCTGGAATGAACAGGGTAAAACTAACGACAACTCATTACAAAGACAGTTGTTACTTAAACCTGAAAAATTGACTCCAGTATTAACATACTTAATGGGTCAGGAAGATGAGCGTTTTCCATTATCTTTTTTAACTGAAGGTATGCAAAATACTATGGAAATTGAAGGTAATGAATACGAGTACAATATTATAGGTCGTTTATATTCACCTGTAATGTTAGCTGAAACTTATTCAGCTTCAACACAACCTGGTATTGGATTTACTCCTTTTAAATTAGTATTTTCTGAAAGACGTTTTGCTAAAGATTATATTATCTTTACTCCAAACGGTTATCAAATTCGTGTAAGTGAAGAACCTGTGCAACGTGGTACTAACTGGGAATACACATTCATGTTAGCAGCTACTAATGCTTCTGAATTTGTACCTTTAAGTGAATTAGTTGCAGGTCAATTATTTAGCCAAGCTTTTGCTCCAGTTGCTTCTTATGGTTCAACAGGTAATGAAAGTTTTGCAGCTGCTCCAGGTATGGTGAGAGGTCAAATTACTACTATTCGTAAATCTTACGCATGGGAAGGTAATGCAGTAGAACGTACTATGACAATGCAAGTACAAACTGATAAAGGTACTACTAATTATTGGTGGGATTTTGAAGAGTATCAGCACATGATTGCATTTAAATTAGAATGTGAAATGCTTTATTGGTATGGTAAAGATAACCGTGATGATAGAGGTATTGTAACACTTAAAGATAAAAACGGTGTAGCTATTCCTATCGGTGATGGTTTGTTAGAACAAATTACTAATAAAGATACTTATGGTATTTTAACTACTCAAAAAATTAAACAAGTAGTTCGTGATGCTTTATATGGTATGTCAGATGCTTCTAAAAAATCTATTACTTTATTTACAGGTGTAGGTGGATGTGAAGAATTTGATAACGCTATGAAAGATGATGTTTCTAGTAGAGGTTATATCAAATTAGATGCTGGTAAATTTGTTTACGGAACTGGTCGTAACTTAGAGTTAAGTGGTTTCTTCACAACTTATCAACATATAGATGGTCATACAATTACCATTAAAAAAATCAATTTGTTTGATGATGGTCCTAAAGCTTTAAATAGCCCTAAACATCCTATTTCAGGATTACCATTAGAATCATATCGTATGGTGTTTGTAGATACTTCAACCTATAATGGTAAACCTAATTTAATTATGGTTAACAAAAAAGGCAGAGCAATGATTCGTAGAGTTGTAGCTGGTATCAATGAATTACCATCTGATTTTAAAGGTAACGATTTTAGAGCTTCGGATAAAGATGCTTCAAGCATCCACTTATTAAAAGCTTCTGGTATTGTACTTAGAAGGTTTAATACTTCAATTGATTTACAATGTAATTTAAGCTAATTAAATAATATAAAAGTAGAGGAGTAAAATCCTCTACTTTTTTTAAAATAAACGAAATAAAGAAAAATAAAATGACAAAATTTGTAACAATATACAGAAGAGAATCAGCAGCTAAACTTCCACAAGAAATTAAAGACGCAGCTATTAAAAAATTAAGTGCTGGAATTACTTCATCAGGTATTCCATTAAAAGGTATTTCAATTGAAGAAGAAGAAAAATGGCTTCCTTCAATAGTAGGTGTACCAGCATCACATGTAGAATTTGCTAATAAAGTAAATACTTGGTATAATAATTTATCAAAACCAGTAGATAAAAATGGTATTAAATTAAATATTTCATTAAGTGCAACAACAGGTATGCCTGAAGCTCCTATTGATTTTTTAATTTATAAAAGAGCTTTGGCTGATAGATTAGTAGCAAAATCTAAAACTGAAATGATGCAAGATCAAAGATATTCATTTTACATTAACGATGAAAATGAAGAGCTAAGTAAAAAATTAGCAACATTAAAAGAAAAAGAAAATGCTCAAAGAGAATATTTTAAAGTTAAAGATTCAGAAATATTAACTGATGCTTTACTTCAAGTATTTGCTCAAAGAGAAGGTAATAAAACTACAAAATATACTTCATTGCCTGTTGAAGAAAAAACTTTAGTGCTAGATAGAATGTTAACTTCTATGCCTAAATTGTTTTTAGAAATGGCTATGGATAAAGATTTAGAACTTAGAGCTGAAATATTAGCTATGGTTGATTATCAAGTATTAACAAGAGTAGGAAATAAATTTATAAACGGTACTGAACCAATAGGAGATTCAATAGAAGAAACACTTGCTTTTTTCAAATCTGCTAAAAATCAAACCGAATATATTAAATTAAAATCTAAGATGGAAAATCTTGGTTATAAAGTAAATAAAACTAAAAAAGTAAAAGATGCTAATTAAAGAATGGCACATACAACTTCAACAAGAGCTGAATAAAATAAATTCAGCTCTTTATGATGTTTTGTTACCTCAAGAAATAGACATGGCTTTTAATAAAAACATTGAAATGTTTATTAACCAGAGGTATGCTAATAAATCTAATAAAAAACAAGAAGGTTTTGAACAATCACAAAAAAGAACTGATGATTTAAAATCTCTTGTAACTGTATATAAAAATAAAGCTATATTAGGAACTAATTTTCAAAACTCATTTGATTACGATAAAAGAGCTTTGTTAGTACTTCCTGAAGATTATAGATTTAAAGTAGCTACTAGAGTTTTAACATCAGCAGATTCTTGTGATAAAACAATAGCTCCTCAACAATCTACTTTAACTTATTATGTATATGGAATGGATTTATCTAATGTAACTAATTTTGATACTTTTAGTATTAGAGTTAAAAATCCTAACACAAATGTTTTATTTAGTCCTAAACCAGGATTAGATGTTTTAACTGCTGAAGATTTTGATACATTTAAAGAATTAGTAATTCAAGAAATAAATGATAAAATATTAAATTTAACTGGAATACCTAAACCTGTTTATTTTGAAAATTTTTATATTTATACTAATAATAATTATTTATTAGTAATATATAATGCAGATCCAGAAGGTCAAAATACTAAACTATTAGAATATTTTAATGGAAGTACATGGGTAACATTTGAAAATTTAGTTGGTATTGAAGAAGATTATTATCCATTACAATTTACACAAATTGTAACTTCAGATAAAATGGTAACACATGATTCAGTATATGCTATGCAAGCAGATCCATTTAATAAAACTGTTATGGATTTTCCTTTAGCATTTTTTGAAAACAATTATTACTATGTACTTTACGACAAAAATAAATTTGTTGTAAATGAAATAGAAATGACTTATATTCGCAAACCTAAAACTGTATCTTATTATGCAGAAGTTAGTTGTGATTTACCAGATCATACTCATCAAGAAATTATTAGTATGACAGCTCAATATTTTTTAGAAGAATTTGAAGCTCAAAGGCAACAAACCCATCAAACAACAGTTTTAACAACAGAGTAAATTTTTAATTTTTAATAACAATAAATAAAACAAAAAAAAATCATGGCAAAACATGTATTAATTAACAAACAGTCCGCTGCTGTTTCGTCTACCCAAGTATTAGCAAACGTAGCAAACCCTAGTTTGTTAACAGATGGTCAATTGGCTTTCTATAATGCAAATACTAACGCTGCAATTATTGACACAGCAACTCCAGGACTTATTCCATTTTATATTGGAATGGGTGTACCGTCAGGTCGTAATCCTAGAATTACTCCAGTAATTAAAGCCGGTGCAGTAAAAAACATTGAGTTTAAATCATTTGTAGCTCCAGTACAACCTAAGTTTTTTGTAGGTTATACAGGTTCAGGTGTTAACACTATTAATTTTTTAGCTGCTTCAGGAACATCTAATGTACCTTATGGTATTAAGCTGGAAAATATGGTGACTACAACTCCTCCATATCCTAAAGCTTATTCTCAATTTACTTTAAGATCTTCTATTGGAACTGTTAATAACAATCCAGTTTATGTAGCTGATCAATTAGCTAAAGATTTAAACCAACAATTGACTGTATTTCCTCAAATTGATGGTGGTACATTTGCAACTGTTGATGTATTAAGTGATATTACTTTAGCAACTGCTCCTCATTCTGCTGGAACAACTCCAACTTATGCTGTTACTAATGGAAGTCCTGTTTTAACAATTACAGCTGGTGCTGCTGATTTAGCTTTAAATGCTGGTACTGCTGCTGGATGTTGGGTTAGAGTTGGTGGTTCTGCTGCTACAAATCCAATTTATCAAATTGCAAGTGTAACTAATGATAGTACTGTTGCAACAATTACTTTAACTAGACCTTTTGTTGGAACTACTGCAACTGGTGTAGCAATTGCTAATTTAAAAGTAGGAGCTTCTGCTTCTGTATTACCAACTTCAAGTTCTTTATCAGGTTTATATGTACAAGTTATAGGTTCTTACTTTACTACTAATGCTTATGCTGCTGGTAAATTAAATAACTATATCAACATTCCTTTAATGGATACTTTAGCTGGTACTCCTATTACAACTGGAACTCAAATGGTTTATGGTTCTGGAACTGTAAGTGAAGTAGTTAAAAAAGAAATGCAAGCTTTAGGAGATTTAGGTGTAGAAAATCGTATTTGGATGCCTTTACCTAATGATACTTATGCAGCTTCTAATTTAGGAACTGGTGCTAGTTCACCTGTAAATGGTTATACTATTATAACTTTAAATTACGAAAATCCTGTATCCGATAAATCTGCTCAAGGTCAAGGTAGAGTAGAAGCTGGTTCAGTAGATATTTGTATTAACAATTATCAATCTGGTACTACTGCTCAAACAATGACTAATTTAGTTGCAATGTTGGCCAGTTTAACTGGATTGCCTTCAGGAACTGTTAGTGGTTCATTCCCATCAGTTACTTACCCTAACTGGTAATTTTTAATTTATATTTTAATTTTTAAAAAGAGGATAGAAATATCCTCTTTTTTTATTTAATAATATTAACTACTTTTGTACACATGAATAATACAATATTATCAACTTTATCTACAGAAGATAAAAATAAATCTTTTGTTACTATATTTAAAGACGGAGCTTCATTTGATGTTAAATTATCAGATTTGTTTGCAACAATAGTTGTAAATAATATTACATTTCTTAGTTTAACTACTACTGAAATAAATGCTATTGTAAATCCTCAAGAAAGTTTAACTGTTTGGAACACTACTTTAAAAGTACTTTGTTTTTACGATGGTTCAGGTTGGAGAAAAGTTTCACACACAACAATGTAATTATGTCATTTAAAGCTAAAACAAAACTTACTCCTAATTATAATTGGAAATCAATTTTATTAGAAGATATATCTGGAACTGGTATTACTGGTTATGGAGCTAATCAAGATCCTGTAGGTGAAAGACAAGCTAGTGCAATTAATAAAGATATTAAACAAACTAATATTTATGTTACATCTCCAGATGCTGTTGAAACTTTATTTGAATTAAATGCTACTGCTGCTTTTAATATGTTATCTACTCCTAAAACAATTTTAAATACTGATTTAGGATTATTAACAGATGAAACTATTACTGATGGAATTTGGAAAGTAGAATATATACCTTATTTTAATTATCCTAATCCAACTAATTTAACGTATAATCTTGCAGATAATACTTTAGTATTTGATGTAGCAGATAAATTATATTTTAAAAATAACACTAGATTATTATTAGTTGATGAATTTGCTATATCATTTAACGTTTTAATTATTAATATAAATTTTACTACAGGTGTTATTACTTTTACAGGAGATGATTTAACTGAAATAGGAAGTATAGATAGAGTATGGCAAGGAATAGGAGTAACAAATTATACAGTTTTTGCTAAAAAAATTAAAGAATGTTTAGACAATAAAGTAGCTGATATTACTAATTGTGAATGTGAAGATGTTGATTGTGAATTAGTTAATAAATATTTACTTTATGATGCAATGTTTGTTAATTGTAAAGAAGGTAATGCAACTAAAGCTCAACAAATTTTTGATTTATTAACAACTTATTGTGGACATAATTGTGGATGCTAACTATACAACTGAACAATTAAATAATATATTAGATAAATTAGACCAAGCAAGTTTAAAATACTCTAATAGAATTTATAATAAATATGGATTAGGTATTAATTGTACTGATTTATGTATGTATTATAAAATGTATTTATTTAAAAGAGTAATTCAAGATTGGCATCAAAATGATGATGGATCTAATGATGGAATATATAATTCAATTACTAGAGAACAATTTGATACATTGCTTGCTACAACATTGAATTATTGTAAATAAAAATTAACTTTGTAAAAATTAAAAAAAAAAAATGGAATATATATTAAACGTAATAAAAACAATATTATCAAATTACTATTTATTAGTTAGTGGAAACACTAATAAAAATATTAATATTAATAATACTACTAAAACAGATGGAGATTGGATGGCAGTTCAAATGATTAGTAATACTGTAATAGCATCAATAACAATTGATGGAGCAGTAGATACTGGCTGGTCGGCATTAACTCAAGCTGAAGGTAAAATTATTTATGGTAAAATCACTTCTATTACTTTAACATCAGGTAATGTTAGAATGTATGGAAATATAACTCAAAAAGTATAATGCCACAATTAGGATTAGGATTTAAATTAGTTAATTTTCAGTATATTAGATCTGCTGTTGCAGCTTTGGTTGCTAGTTTTAAAGCAAGAGTACTTGCTGACGGGGGTACGTTTGAAGCAGAAAACTATCTATTAACGCAAGACCTTACAAATACCAATGACGCAATATTGGTATATCTTTCTTCAAGTTATAAAGTCAATAAATTGTATTGCGAAGTTCCTACTGATGGAAGCCAAGATTTTGGTTTTAGTAGAACCGACCCCGCAATGAGATTTAATGCCAATAATCAATTTCAGCTAATGGCTGCAAATGTTGGTAGAATAGATTATGTAGGACAAGAACCTACTACTTTATTTGAACCCGCTGCTACAAACTACTTTACACCTAGTGACCCTAGTAGCGGTGGTATCAATACTACTTTCGCTGCAAATGATTGGAATTTAGGCTTTACTAATAAATGTACTTTAACAAGTGTAAATGGAGTTTCGGGAGCATTAATTTACACAACAAATGTTACAGGTTTAGTTCCAACACAAACTTATAATATTAGCTGTTTTGTAAAAATAACTGATGGAGAAACTTTACTACCTATGTTTGGAACAGCTTCTACGGCACAAGGATATTTTAATATAGGAGGAACTGCGATAAGTTCAAGTTCAAGCTATACTGTTAAATACATAGCTAATGGAATTTTTAGAGTTTCAGCAAGTGGAGTTTGTGGCGCTTCTGTAGCCTCAACGGGCTTTTTGAGATGGAGTTCTAATAGGTCAGGAACAATAGAAGTTACAGCACTACAAATTACTGACGGTTCTTATTTAGTAAGCTACATTCCGACCACAACAGTTGCAGTAAATAAAGCCGGAGATTTTTTTACTGGTAATAATACAGGAGCTACAGGTCAAGGTGCTATGGTTATTGAATTAGTTAATAACATTGCTTCAATGTCAGCCAATAATTTATCTGCTCCTTATTTAGGAACAAGTGCTTCTAGTGGAACTAGTGGAAATTCTTTTTTGTTTAGACAAGGAGGGGGTTCTCAAAGAGCTAGTTTGTATAAATATGTAGGAGGCGTAGGTACTTTAATTTACACATTTTTAACTGATAACGCAACAGTAGCTATCGTATGGAATGGAACAACAGCTGATGTTTTTGTAGATGGAATTAAAGTTGTATCTGCTACAAGTTTTGTAACAGGAAATTTACCGTTTTTAAGACAAGGTAATAGTAATCCAGCAGGAAGACCTTTTAATATTAGAAAAATATTATTATTTGATAATGTTAAAACAGATGCTTATTGGATTGACGCTACTACTAAAAAATATGGGTTATTACCAACTAAAAACTATTTTGATAAATATAATTATAAATTAGGTTTTAGATACGATGATGGAACAGGATTTCAAGCGCAAGCAAATAGCTCTGTAACAGATTATATAAAAATTCCAATAGATGCTGCTTTTATTTATTTAAGTGGATTTAGTGTGTATGCTGGAACTGCTAGTCGAAGAGTTACTTTTTTAGATGCAAGTAAAACATATATTTCACATTATAGTTTTTCAAAAGATGATACTTATGAACAAGTGGTTATCCCTTCAAATGCAGTATTTGTAACAGTATCATTATATGAATATAGAACGTCAGGAACAATAGACACTACAAGTACCCAAATAGAATTTTATAGCGAAACATCTTACAGTAATTATGCCGAAACGCTTGTCAAATATTCTGATTACCCTTTACACGACACTAAACTTTGGAATAAAAAGTTTTTAGCTTTTGGCGACTCAATTACTGAAACAGATTTTTGGACTGCCCCTGATTTACCTCAAAGTATAGGTGACGATAGATTAAATTGGACTACATATATTACAGGTCTTCAAAAACTAAATAGGTCAAGTAGAAACTATGCTTCTAGTGGTGCTAGATACAGAAATGTTGGTGGCATAAATGATGTTCAAAAAATAGACTTTCAGATAACAACAGCAATTGCTAATAACCTAACAGCAGACGTTATTTTTATAAATGCGGGAACAAACGATGGTGCTATTACTGCGGGAGATACTTTAGGAACTTTTGCTAGTGCTATGGCTAAACCAACTTTAGCTAGTTTAGATAAAACAGTTTATTATGAAGCTATTAGGTGGTGTTTTTGGACTATTCAAAATACTTACCCTAATGCTAAGGTATTTGTTGGTAATGTTTTACCTAGAACTGATTTTACTACTGCTCAATACGCTTTAAACAATCAAGCCATACAAGAAATGGTTGCTCAATATGGATTTACTTTAGTTAATCAAAGTACAATGCCAGGATTTAATCCCGTTACTGACACAAGTGATGGATTGCACCCTAATAAAACAGGGTCTTTAACACAAGCAGCTTTTTGGAATACAACAATTAATAACACATAATATGAATATACAAGTAATTAGAGAAACATTTACTGATAAAAGTACTATTGGTAAAATGTACATAGGAGGTAGATTTTTTTGCTATACTCTTGAAGATGTTGATAGAGATAAAAACAAGGATGGAGATTTAAATGATGCCGGTGAACAAAAAGTTTATGGTAAAACAGCTATTCCTAAAGGAGTATATCCTGTTACACTTACAATGTCTAATAGATTTAAAATTGTAATGCCTTTATTAAATAATGTACCTGGTTTTGAAGGCATTCGTATCCATAATGGAAATACTTCAGAAGATACACATGGCTGTGTTCTTGTAGGAGAATCTAAAGGTAAAGATTTTATTGGAGGATCTAAAATGGCATTTGCTAAATTAATGGATATTCTTAGTAAAACTAAAGAAAAAATAACAATAGAAATAAAATGAGATATTTAATATTACTTTTACTATTAACAAGTTGTTCAGCTTCTTGGCATTTAAAACAGGCAATAAAGAAAAATCCTAAGCTTTTAGATTCAACAACTAAATATGTACCTTATTATAAAGATACAAATATTGTGATTAATATCATAGGAGATACATTTGATCAAATTATTAAATATAATAAATGGTATCAACAAGCTAAAGATTCAACTGCTAATGTGTATGAAGATAGTTTATTAAATATAACACAACAACTTGATTCTTTGGGTAATTTAAAAACTAAAGTTATTAAAAAACCATATAAAGTTGAAGTACCTGTACATATTAAAGATAGTGTACCTTGTAACTGTCCTCCTCAATTTATTAATGAAATTGTTGAGCCAGAATACAATAAGACTTTGATTATTATAGCTATTATATTATTTTTGTCATTCCTAATTATAAAATTAATTAAAAAATAATGGCATACACACAAGACAAAGACACTTTATTTAAATGGGCTTTAGGAGCTTTAGCTTCTATTTGTATAGCAATCCAATTTAATATTAGTAATCAAATGACTAAACTTATAGAAGTTACAGGTGATTCTAAAAAAGATATTGAATATATTAAAATTAAAAACATAGAACAAGATGCAATGTTATCAAAGCATGAAACTATGTTATTTGTTAAACCAGAAGAAACTAAAATAAAAAATGTACAATAGATTTATAAAAAACTGGGAAACTACCTTAATGGGATTAGGTGTAATTGTAATAGGTAGTGTAATGTTTTATCAAACAAAAATTGATAGTACTGCTTTTTTAGCAGTTATAGGTGCTGGTGCTGCAATAGCAGGTATTAAATTAAAACAATAATGACTGAAAAAGAAATAGTTTACAATATTCTCAACACACATTCTGGGGGGAGATTATCTGATGACTTTATACCAAGTTACAATCAAGTAGCTTTTATGGTAAAGTATGTTAGAGCTATGCTTATTCGTAGAGATGCTAATGAAAATTGGGATATTAATCCAGATTATTATCAAGATCTTGGTTGTATTAAATTAATTAAAGTTGATAAAGCAGAATGTTGTGAAATAGATTTAGATTGTGATATTCTTAGAACTGAAATTAAATTACCTAAACCTATAAGATTAAAAACAAAAGTAGCTATAATAGTTAATGCTGTTGATAAACAAACTACTTTAGATGTTATTCTTCCTCAAAGAAGTCCTTATATTAAATATAGTAAATATACAGCTGCAATTCCTAGAGTATATTATTTAAATGGTTACATATATGTACCTAATACTCTTGAACTTACAAATTTAAATGTTAGAGCTATTATAGAAAATCCAGAAGAAGCTAATAGTTTTTTATGTGATGGTGAAGCTTGTTATACTGCTGATAGTAATTATCCATTACCGGCAGATATGGTTCAACCACTTACAGAATTAATTCTTAGTAAAGAAATGAATTATATGTTAAAAACAGCTCCAGATGAAAATAACAACTCTCAACCTAACGGAAATTTACGATAGTTATAAATTAACTGTAGAAAATCCTGTTTCACTTACTGTTTTTAGAAAAGTATGTTTTCAAACTAATCAAAAAATGTTTGATTATATGCAATTAGGTAATGGAAATAGAATAGAGTTAATTCCTGGATTTGGTCAAATGCAATATTTTAGAATGAAAAAACAAGCAGTTAATGATAAAGGTAAAATTTTATATGCTGTTAATTGGAAAGAAACTAGAAAATTGTGGGAAGATGATCCAACTACTAAAAATAAAAACTTTGTGTATTACCTTAATACATGGAATGTTGGAGTTAAATGGTTAAGACCACCTGCTAATAAAAGAGCTAAATGGTTAAAATTCTTAAAATTTGAAGCTTCTCGTACAAATGGTACAAAATGTAAGTCTGGAAATAAAAATAAAATAGTATCTTTGCTGAAAGATAATGAATTATATTATCTTAATTTTCCAGAATATGATATACAACTTAGTAAGCTGCAACGTAATATTAAATAAAGTCTTTAGAGATTTAGGATTTACTATAGCTCAAGAAACTGATTATTTAACTGATATGGTTGAATGGATTGGTGAAGCTCTTGAAGGAATAGGTTCATCCGAATTAGAAATAAAAACACACAAAGGAACTGTAAAAGACAATAGAGTATGTTTACCTAATGATTTATTTTTTTTAAACATGGTAACTTACAATGGTCAATTACTTCCAACTTCTTCACAAACATACGATTATGGCAATCAAGCTTTTGATGATAAATTAGAAGTTAATGGTTTATACAGTTATCACATAAGTGGAGGCTGGTTAAAAACTAATGTTCCAACTGGAGAATGTATTTATTTTCATTATAAAGGATTTCCAACTGACGAAAATGGTTATCCTAAAATACCTGATGTTTATTCTTTTAAAGAAGCATTGTTTTGGTATATACTTTATAAAATGGAAATGAGAGGATTTGAACATCCTAACAAACAAATTAATTTTCAATTTGTATATTCACAATGGTTAAAATATTGTTCACAAGCAGAAGCTGAATCTAAATTAATGGATTTACCTAAAACTGAAGAATTTATGAATAGATGGAGAAGATTGGTTCCAAACATTCATCCTCTTGAAAACTTTAATGTAGATAACAACCCTGAAGATATTAACTACCCTAAAAACAACTTTATTTGGTAATGAAAATATTAAAATTACATAGAAATTCTGACCCTAAGAATCAACCACCTTCTAGTTCAAGATTAATAATTAACATGAATATTAATTATGAATTTGGTAGTAATACTACTGAAGATGGTTTTGATGTATTAGTAGAATATCCTTCTATAGTTGGAGAAACTGGTGTATTGTATGAAGTAGATAAAACTTGTATAGGCTCTATATTACTTCCGGATAATTCTATTTGTTTATTTAGTAATTATACAGATGAAGGACCTACTCCAGGATTTACTGAAATAGGAATATTAAATAACAAAATATACAAACCTGTTCTTAGAGGTTTATTTAATTGTGATGAAAAATTTCCAATTGAAGGAACTTCTAAAATAAACAATAAAGGAGAAACTATTATTTACTGGACTGATTTTAAAAATGGTCAAAGATGGTTAAATTTAACCAATCCTCAAGTAACAGTTTTACCTACTCTTTTAACATCTGAAATAGATAAATTATTATATTTTCCACCAACAGAATCTAAACCTGTATTATTAAACCAAGTATTATCTGGAGGTTCTTTACCTACTGGTGTGTACATTCCTGTTTATAAATATGCAGATAATAATTATAATGATACTAATGTAATATTTAATTCATCTGTTATTTCAATAGGTGATGGTAGTGCTTTAGGAAATCAATATGATGGAGCTGCACCTAATACAATTAGCGGTAAATCTATTCAATTAAAAATAGAAAATCCAGATCCTAGATATTCTTATATTCATTTATATTTAGTTTATAAAGCTGAATCAGTTTATGTAGTATATGATTGTGGATATAAAATAATATCAACTCCAACTACAATAACTATTAATAATTTAGATAATTTATCTACTGTACCTTTAGATGCTATTCTTATACCTTCTCCTAATTATAAAACAGCTAAAACAGTTACTCAATTAGATTCAGTAATGTATTGGGGTAATTTAAAAGATAGAGAAGTATTTGATTTTCAACCTTATATAAATAATATTAGAGTAAATCCAGGTTCTGAAAAAATGGATACACAATCTTTTTGGGGAACTGATTATAGAAATGAAATACAGATTTATAATAAAAAAGGATTTATGTATGGTGAAGTATATGCTATGTATGCTTCATTTAATATAGAAGATGAATTTGGTTCTTATGAAACTAAAGCTTATCATATACCTGGGAGAAGAGCTGAAGAATTTACTATGGCTACTAAAGGAGGAAGTGGACTAACTAGAATGGAAAACGCACCTTGTATTGGTACAACATTTGGAGGATCTAATGATTGGCTTTGGGGAACTGATGGCAATGGTAATATTGTTACAGGAGGAGGAATAAATGATGTAACTCCAGGTGGAGAAATGTATAGAGTAAATAATAATGCTAAATTATTTCATGCTTTCCCTACTGGTTATATTGTAGATAAAGGAAATCCTTCTAATAATAAAATGGGTTATTGGGAAAATGAAAACGAAACATACACAAATACTAGTAATTGGCTTGTTAAAGATGAAAATGGTACAACAACAAATAACATACAATCGGAAAATGTTAGACACCATAAATTTCCTCATGCATCTAAGTCACCAAATGTAACAGGTACTCCTGAATTTTTTCATAATAAATTAGGAGGAATAACATCAAATGATTATGCTGAAACTAATATTTTATATTTAAATCTATCTAATATAGTTATACCTACTCAATTTGTAGGTAAAATTAAATCTATTAATATTTATTACGCTAAAAGAACTCAAAATAATAAAACTATACTTGGGCAATCTATAGCTTTACATGATGGTTATTTATGGAATCAAAATACAAGTCAAGAAATATCTAATATTACAACTCATTTAGGAGGTAATATAAATATATACAATCAAAATAGTCAAGTTGCAGGAGGCCCAGGGGACATATTGCAAATTAAACCTAATAAAAAATTTATTAGAAGCTCTCCATTTGATATAGTTTCAACTGATACTTATAGACAACCAGATTATATTAATGTATTATACAATATATCTAATACTTATGAATTTGTATCTGATACAGGAAATTCAAATCCTGGTAGAGTTACAAATCCATCTGTTTCTTGTAGGCATAAATGGGTGTTAGACAATGCTCCGGCTGGAGTAGATATTAATCCTGTTAATTTAAATATATTTAATAGAAAAATTAAAGTTTCTAATTATATAGAATCTGTACCTAGTTACCCTACTACTGCTGAAGATTTAACAACTAATGCCCAATATCCTTATGTTTTAAATAATTCAGCTCAATATAGAACTTCTAAAAGTATTTATCATTATAGAGCTGATAAAGTAGTATTGATGGAATTAGAAAATAAATTAGATGATCCTTCTTCTCCTCAAGTTACTTTTGAATATAATCAAGATATAACTGAAGGTAGATTAGCTGATTTAACTAATAATAATTTAGAAACAACTCCTTCTGAAATATACCTTGTTAATTTATGTGTCTTTAAATCAGATATTTATAGTAATTTTGATTCTCAAGAATTAGTATTTGCTGGTAATTCAGAAATAATAACTAATCAAACTAATGATATATGGGGAGGAGATACTTTTAGTAATTATTATGGGTATGTATCTGCTTCAGATATTGCCGGTGTTTGGAATGAAAAAATGACTTATGAATGGAAATGGTTAACTTTTGAATTAAAGTTTCTTCATTATTTTATATGTCAATCTGTTTCTAATATTAATTATAGAAATAATGGAACATCAACTTATGATACTTATTTTCCATTTACTAGTGCTTACGATTTATCTTTAAATCCACTTGTTCCCAATGGAGAAGCTAATTATTATAATTATAATAAAGCTTATTCATCTGTTAATGATTTACATCAGCCTATAATAGCTGAAATGATTCCTAAAACAGAAAATAGTGAATTTCCTACCAGGATAATTAGAACAGGTAAAGATAATAATGAATCTATTTATGATAATTATAGAGTTGTTTTACCTAATGACTATTTAGATTTATCTAAAGATAAAGGTGATATATGGTCATTAAAAGGAGCTTTTAATAAATTATCTATATTTTTTGAAAATACTTATAAAGAAACTTTAGGTAGGGAAAGAATATTAACAGAATCTGCTGAATCTTATGTAGGAGCTGGAGATATATTTGCTGTTTATCCTAAAGATATATTAACTGTTGATGGAGGGTATGCAGGATCTGTATCTCAAAAAGCTATTACAGTTACCCCTTATGGAATATTTTATGCTGATATAAATAGAGGTAAAATATTTTTAAGAGTAAATGATAAACAAGGAGATTTAGAAGAAATATCAGCTGCTGATATGTTTTATTTTTTTAGAGATGAATTAAAATTTAAATTTTATGAACAGTTAAAAAAATTATTTAATGATTATTATTTACCTTTTGTTTACGGTAATGTTAATAATATTGGAGATATAGTTAAATATTCTAATGCTTATTATAAATGTATAAACACTACAAGTGAACATATACCTACTGATATTAACTATTGGATTAAATTATTTGATGAAGAATCAATACCAATTGAAGGATTAGATTCTTTATTTTTAGGATTAAAATCTGTATATGATGCTCAATATAAAAGAGTTATATTAAATAAAACAGATTTAATTTTTACAAATGATTTATTTACTCTTTTTGATGGAATACCTGTTGAACCTACAATTAATAAAATTTATTTTGTAGATAATCAACTTAAAAAATGGACTGGAGATTATTATGAACCTATATCTTACAGTAATAGAACTTATTTTAATCCTATTTATTGGACTATATCTTATTATCCTGAATACAAAGCTTGGGGTTCTTTATTAACTTATAATCCATCTATTTTATTTAATTCAAATGATTCAGTATATTCTGTAGCTAGAGATGAAGCTACTGGAGGAATAATAAATAAATTATATAAACATAATGAAATAACTATTCCTATATTCTATGAATGGTCTGTAAATGGTTCAACTATTGAAGCTGTATTTAATGAAGCTCCTGATGACGTAAAAGAATGGAAATCTATTCAATTTAAAACTAAAGCTAGTTTATTTAAAGATAATTTATCATCTCAAGAATATTTAGAAACATTTGATAATTACCAAACTTATAATAGTTATCAACTATCTAAACAAATTAATATTGTTAATAAAACAAATGCTAGAAATATAGAAGGATATTGGTCAATTAATAATTTTAGAGATTGGTTTAATAACGGAACTAATATATTTACAGATGCTATTTATTTATTTTTAAATTCTGTAAATCCAAATAAACATTTTTCTAAACTTAAAAGAATGGTAGATAATTGGTTAACAGTAAGATTTAATTATAATAATTATAAATTAGAAACTTTACCAGTACAAGGAGGAACTTTAGTTTCTCAAGTTAATGTAAATGCTCCTTTTGATTATTATATTAAAATAACTAAATTAAATACTTTAAATATTAACGATATTCTTAATTTATATATTATATCTATTGATTTTAATTCTAGAGGAATTGTGTATAAAGAAGACGATAATTATTATTATATTAAATTAATTAATAAAGTAACAATAGAAGGAGGAGTAGAACTTACTACAATAGATAGATTTAAAAGAATTAAACTTTCTTTATTAGAAGTAACATCAACATTTATAAAAAATAACAGATAATGAATTTAAAAGATAAAATAAAACCATCAATACCTAAATACACAATACCTCAAGTAGTTTCAGAATTACTTGAGTCTGTAACTATTATACATAAATTTCATTTAAAATCTAAATCTTATGCTGAACATAAAGCTCTTGAAAAGTTTTATAATTCAATAGGAGATTTAGCTGATACAATATTTGAAACATTTGCTTGGGAAAATAATAGTATAGAAATACCGGCTCCAACATTAAATGATTCTACACCAGTAAATTATTTAATTAAATTAGCTACTTTTGTAGAACAAAGTAGATTAGCTGCACCTTATTCTGATTTACAAAATCAATTAGATGAAGTTAAAACATTAATATTTAGTACTTTGTATAAATTGAGGAATTTAAAATGAAAAATAAAATAAATAAATATAAATTAGGAGGTAAAATTCCTAAATATGGAATGGGTGCTCAAGTAGGTTCTACAGGAGCTTCAATGATACCTGGTTATGGTACTGCTATATCTGCTGGTTTAAATATTGGTGGAATGTATAATGATTCAGTAATGAATGAATACGGTAATTATAAAACTCAATTTGATAAGAATTTATCCTATTTAAATCCTGCTGCTAATTTTGATAGAATAGCTAATGGAGATGTAGGTAGAGGAATTGTAGGAACATTAACTGGTCCTTTAGCAGGAGGAATTTTAGAAAGTACTGGTGCTATGGATGCTATGTTTGGTAAATCACAAGGAGAAATAGCTGAAGAAAAAGCTAGACAAGCTAAAATACAATTTGGTAATTATAAAAATATATTTGGTAAAGGGGATAATTCTACTTTAGGAATTAAAACTAATAATCAATCTATGTATGCTAATGGAGGAATGAAAATTATTAATAATGACCATTTTAATCCAACAGAAGATTATATAGATGCTCCTGAATTAAATGGTTATTTTAGAAAAAGAAAATAAATATGATTGGAATATATAAAATAACTAATTTAGTAGATAGTAAAATTTATATTGGTAGCTCAGTAAATATTGACAAAAGATATAAAGAACATTTAGTTAATTCTACAACTAAAAGTAATAAATATTTACAAAATGCAATAAATAAATATGGTAAAGAAAATTTTAAATTTGAAGTTTTAGAAGAATGTAATAAAGAAGATTTAAAAAATATTGAACAGTTTTGGTTAGATAAAACTAAATGTTACAACTCTTTTATAGGGTATAATATACGTGAAAAAGCATATCCTTTATTACATATTATATCAAATCCTGATAAGATAAAAGAAACAATTTTAAAAAAAGGAGGATACAATATTAAAACATATCCAAATAGAGTAAATTCAATTAAATACGGAATAAAAAATTATTTTTATGGTAAAAAAGGAGAGTTGTCTTTAGTAAGTAAAGAAATATTTGTTTATAATTTAAAAGGAGAATATATTAAAAATTTTAAAAGTTTAACTGAATGCTGCCTAGAATTAAAATTAAATATGGGGTTAGTGTCTTTAGTTTTAAATAAAAAAAGAAACATGACTAACAATTATATGTTTTCAAATAAATTAGAAAATATTAAACCTTATAAAAATAATAAAACAAAAAATATTTATGTGTACGAAAATGATATTTTAGTTTATATTTTTGATTCTTTAAAAGAAGCAAGTAAAAAATTAAAAATATCTAAATATTTATTAACTAAAGCTAATTTAACAAATAAAAAAGTAAAAAATTTATTAATAAATTATTAAATGGAAAAATATAAACAATACCAAAATAGCCCAGAATATGAATTTGTGCCATATTCTAATAAATATGGAAACGGAGGGATGGCTAAAATAACACCTAACACTTTTAGTGGAAATAAAGTTCAAGAAGAAATTGAAGGTGGTGAAACTGTACAAACTCCAGATGGTACTAATTATCAAGCAATTGGACCAAAACATGAAAATGGAGGAATTAAAACAAATTTAGAGCCTAATACTAGAATATTTTCTGATAGATTAAAATTTAATGGTAAAACATTTGCTCAAATAGCTAAACCTATTCAAAGTAAAATATCTAAATTAGACAATAAACCAACTTCTAAAGCTTTAGAAAATACTAAAATGTTGTTTAACAAACAATTAGATAATGTTTTTAATGAACAAGAAACTTTAAAACAAGAACAAAATATGAAAAAAAATATATTTGCTAAAGGAGGTATTAAATTTACACCTCAAGAAAGTTTAGATAATAGATTACCTATAGAAAACCCTCAATATGTACCATCAAATAATAATCAAGCTATTTATCAAGCATTAACTAAAACTCCACAAGGTAAGTTTTATATGAATAATAATGTACCTAACGGTAATGGTACAGGTTATGGTGACGAATATGAAAAACAACGTAGTTTAGACGCTGAAAGTGCTATAAATCCTAAATCAACTTCTTTTAATAATTATTCTGAAATTGGAGCTGGATTAACTGGATTAGCTGGAATGTATGGTCAAATTAGAAATAACAATAATATTAAAGCTCCAAATGCTTTTAATAATGTTTATTTAGGAAATGGTCCTAGACCTGATATGGTAGATTATTCTGCTGAATTAAATGGAATAAATAATGAATTTAATTCTGCTAAACAAGGATTGAGATTAGGTTCTGGTTCATATTCAACTCAAGTAGGTAATTTAGGTAAAATGAGAGCTGATCAATTAAATGCTAGAGGTAAAGTAATGCAAGGTCAGGAAAATGCTAATACTCAATTAATGAATGAGTATAAAAATAGAGTAGCTGAAAATGCAAATAAATCTCAATTAATGAATTTTGAAATTGGTAAAGAAAATGAATATAATAGATTAGGATATGACCAATGGAGAGCTAAAAATAATAATGAAGCTATTGCTAATGCTACTCAAATAGGAACTAATATATTTAACAATAGAACTGGTTATAATAATCAAATGGAACAAGCTAAGATTATGGCTAATTCTAAAGATGGAACTGTATTTAATGATGCTTCATTTAATACTAATTTTGAAAAACAATATTATAATCAATTAAATCCAACTCAAAAAGCACAACATAATGCTAGAAGACAACAAAAAGGATTACAGCCTTTAGAGTTTAGAAACGGTGGAATGATAAAAACAAAAATAAAAAGATAATATAAATTAATAAAATTATATTATATTTGCATTTGATTGTTCCGAGCAATTATTTAGATTTGTATAATATTTAAAACCATTATAACTACTTATAGAATAGTATTCTATAATCAAACCCTAATTGCTCGGAACAGTTAGGGTTTTCTTTTATTAGAAATTGTCCTTTAGAAAGAGCAATACCAATTAATGTATGGAGGCTTTTGTTGTGATTATTCACAACATTAAAATAAAAAATTAATTTTAAATAGTTTATCCAAACTTTAAATGGATAGGGAAAATGACGACTGTTCTGAGGTCGGGGAACATAATATGGAGGGAGGGAAGGATATTATCTTTTTTATTTAATAAAGTTGTATATTTGCACAAAAGATATAATATGCCATTTAATTTTCAAGACACATACGTTAATCCTAACGTACAGATAAAAGGAGAAGAAATACCTTTAGAACAATTAGAAAAAACATCTAATGTAATTCAAGGTAGATATGATACTTCAATGGATAATGATGCTAAAATGGGAGCAATAACTAAAAAATTATTAGCTTCTAGTAATCCAGTAGATCATGAAACAGCTAAACAAATAATGGATTATAATAACAAAAGATTAACTGAAAGAGCTAAATCTGGTAATTATCAAGATATAGTTTGGCAAACACAACAAGATGCTTTAGATGCAGCTGGAATGTTTGAAGGGCTAAGTAATAGGAATAAACAAATACAACAAGGTTTAGAAAAAATAGCCGTTAGTCCAGATTATAAATCAGATTTTTCAAGAAAAGAAGCTGTAAGAATGTATAATCAACAATTAAAAAGCGCTCAATTTAATCCTGAAAATAATACTTTAGAAAATTTAAATGTAGATTCTTTTAGTGAAGCTCCAGATATTGATGTAGCAAATGAACTTTTAAAAGTAGCTCCTCATGTAAGAACTACAACTAGAGCCGGCCAAGCTGCTCATTTAGGATATATTAGTGCAAAAACAGGATTTCCTACTACTAAACCAGAACAAGGAGATTATTTAGCTAAAATAGATGCTTCAGGAAAAACTGAAAAATTAAGTTCTTCAGAACTTAAACAAGAAATGTTAAAATATGGAAAAGCTCATACAGGAATACAAGCTATGATAGAAAGAGATTTAAATAGAGCAGGTATTCAAGATCCTATTCAAAGAAAAATAATAGGAGAACAAATGTTTCATCAAAAAGTTGATGCTGCTGCTAACTCAATGTCAACAATGTTTGATGTTAATAATGTAGGAGATAAAGGTAATTTTCAAATATTAGGAGCTTATAATGATCCTAATTTTACACCTTTAGATGAATCTTCACCAGTTAGATCTGTAAGAGAAAGTACTAATGTACCAGCTCCTCAAAATAAAGCAATATCTTCATTTATAGATAGATTTAATAAAAATGTTGCTGATTATAAAACTGATACTCCTAAATTTCAAGACAATAAAGAAAATTATAATATTTTAAAACTATTTGTTAGAGGATTATCTATTCCTTATTTAAAAGAATTACAACAAATTAATCCAGAAACTTATAAAAAAATAACTACTCCTGAAATGAGTAGAACAAATGATGGAAATTCTAATGGAGAAAAAGGGTTTAATATATACGGCATCCAAAATAAATTAAATTCTAATAAAAAATTAAATTCAGATGAATTAATATTTGTTACAGAGTTAATGAAAGATCAAAACATTCAATTAGGTTCTGCATATAAAGTAAGAAATACAGACGATCAATCATACGCACAAGAAATGATAGAAAATTTTGGAGAAAATGCTAAAAATTCTAAAGGTGAATATGACGCACTTAAAGCTGATGAACAACTTAACTTTAAATTATTTGGAAATAAAAATGGTTTAGAACTTAAAAAAGTAAAAGGATTGATTGGGGGTTCAGATCAAACAACTATTTCTACTCATGCTGCTAAAGGACTTATGACAATTGATCCTATTAGCGGTAAAATAAAACCTCTTTCAGATTATTTAAAAGAAGATTTAAAAGATTTAAATATTCCTGACGGTACTATAATTAAAACAAGTGGTAAAGTTGAACCTGGTTCAATAATGACAGCAAATAGTAGTAATCCTTATAATTCTAATAGAAATATAGCTAAAGCTGCTGGTAATGCTTATACATTAGATGTTGGAGGTAATGAAATAATTGTATTTAACCCTTTAGATGCTGAAACAACTAACGCTACTAAATCTGAATTATCTAAATTTAGTTACGGTGTTTATCCTAAAGAAAAAGTAACTTTACACTTAAATGGAAGACAACCAACAGAAATGGAATTTCAATCTGATGGTAGAACTGTAGATTTGTTTTTTAAAAACGGTCAACAAATAACAATGAATAACGAACAATTTAAAAATTGGATTAATAAAATTAAATAAAATGGCAAAAAAATTAAATAACGAATTAGATAATTATCTTTTTGATTTAACAAAAAGTAATGATATAGTACAAAGACAAAATACAGGTTCTGACATTGCTCCAACAGATTTATCATTTGCTTCTTTAGGAGAAGAATATTCAAATTATGATAAAGGTACTTTTTTAACTGAAAATGTAGAAGAAAGAAGAAGTAGAAATCAAAATGGAATGGATGCTTTAGGAATAGCTACTGAAAGATTAATAGGAAAAACTGTTTTAAAAACTACAGCTGGAATAGGATTATTGGGAGGGTTGTTAGGAATTGATAATGCTAATGAAAATTATAAAAATGAAAATTCTAATATAGGTCAAAATATAGCAGCTTGGATTGCTGGAGCGGCTGATAACGGATTAGCTAAAATATCAACTGATATAGAAAAACAATTAGAAAATGCTACTCCTTTATATAATAGTATAGAAGATAAACAAGCTAATAAAGTTAATGTTTTTAATAATCTTTTTGATGGAGATTTTTGGGCTAGTGATGCTGTTGATGCTACTTCTTTTTTATTATCAGCTTACGGAACTGGAATTGGTGTAAGTGCTTTAAAAATAGGAACTAAAATTGCTCCTAAATTAGCTGCAATGGGTATAATAAATAAAGCAGCTAAAGTTGCTGGAAATATAGATATTGCTACAGCTACTGCTTTACAAACAGCTTCTGAAGCTATGTTTGAAGCTAAAGATATTAGAGATACTGTAAGAGAAAATAAAGCACAAACTCAATTTGGAATGTCTTTTGATGCTCTTACACCAGAACAACAACATCAATTAAATGTTGAAGTAGCACCATTAGCCGCTAGAACATTTGCTGCAAATGCAATATTATTATCAGGTACTAATTTTTTACAGATGAAAAATTTGATGAAAAATGTAGGAAGAAGTAGTAATACTGTTAAAGGATTAGCTGCAAAAGGATTAAATACCGTAGATGCTGAAATTACTGGTAATATTGGTAAATTAGCAACAAGTAAAATACCTGGTTTAGGCGCCGGAATTAAAAGTTTTAATAAATTTGCTTCTACTAAAGCAGGTTCTACTATTTTAAAAGGATTAGAAGGAATTGCTATGGAAGGATTTGTAGAAGAAAATTTACAAACTTCTATTCAAAACATGTTTCAAAATAATCCAGATTCAGAATTATTTGATTGGAATACTTTAAAAGGTATTGGAAGTAGAGGGGTTAATAATTTTTCAAATGAAGAAGGTCAAAAATCAATATTATTAGGAGGATTGATTGGAGGATTAGGAGGCACTAAAAGTGGATTTATTGATTATGGTAATAATGAAAAAAAGAAAAGAAACGCTAAATTAGCTTCATTAGGTTCTTTACATAAAATGTTAGACACTAATGATATTTACGAAGATGAAGAAGTTGATCAAGAAATAGATGGTAAAACTGTTAAAGTTAAACAACGTAAAAAAGATGCTAACGGTAATTTAACAATTAGTAATGAAAAACTTGAAAATCTTTTAATGAAAAGAAATCAACTAGAATATTTAGATGATATTTCTACTTTAGGAGAGGAAAATAAAAATGAAATACTAGCAAATTTAGCTAAAAAAGCAGCTTTAGCTGAATGGGTTAAAGTACATTATGATACAGCTACTGAAAATCTTTTAGATGATAAAATAGATTTTTTATCTAAAACTTCAAATGAAGAATTTGAAAAATTAGGATTAGATGTTTCTAATAAAGACCGAATGATTGCTGAAATGAAAGCTAAAAAACAAGAGTTTTTAAAATTAGCTAAAACAATTGATGCTCATGTATTACCTTCTTCTAATAAAAAAGAAGATATTGAAAAGTATAATAAAAGAAAATCTGAATTATATAATATTGGAACCACATTATCAAATGTAAAATCTGAAATTTTAAGGCTTGGTATAGAAAAAGCAGAATTAGAATCTGATCCTAATACAGCTTTATTAGCATCTAAAAGAATAGAATATTTAAATTTAAAACTATCTGAATTAGAACAAGTTAATACTAAATTTAATGATGAATTTACTAAAATAGCTGATGTAAAAAATGGTCAAAAATATTTTGATAAGGATTGGAAAAAATCTATTGTTAATAAAGTAAATAAATTTAATCCAGAAACTACTACTTTAAAAGAATTTAATGATTTTGAAAAATCTAATTTATATAGTAAAGAATTAGAACAAAAAAGTAATAATATAGAAAATGATTTTTTTAATAAATCTCTCGAAGAAAGAATAAATAATGGTGAAGACGTTACAGAAATAATAGATGATGTTATTTCTGATAATATTCCTATAACAGCAAAATCTAAATCTATTTTAGAAAACGGTTTAAATGATATTCAAAATGATATAAATGTCAAACAATCTAAATTAGATGAAATAAATGAAATAGCCGGTGCTATAATGAATGATGAAGATACGTCAAATTTTTTACCTGAAGATGTAGAATTAGCTGATAATATTCTTAATGGAGATACTAGTATTCAAGATAATATAGATTTAGAACAATTAAATTTAAATAAAACTTTAGAAAAATTAAATTCTACACAAACATTTGAAAAAAAAGAAATTAATAAAAAAACAATTAAAGAACTTTTAATTAATGAGTTTACTAATATTGTAAAAAGTATATTATTTGCTACTAAATCTGAAGACTTTGTAGATTTAAAAAAACTAGAAACTGTTGAAAAACAACTTTCTAATATGATTAAAGTTTTAGAAGAAAAAAATGATTCTGATTATAAAGATGCTATAAATGAGTATAAAAATAGCCTAGAAGAAATAAAAAAACAAATTGAAATAGTAAAAGAAAGACAAGCTAATAGAAAATTAGAACAAGATAGAATAACTGATAATAAAGTAGAAAGTCAATTAAATGAATTAGGATTTGATAAAAAAATCGTATTGATTCCTGAATTAGCTGACTTGATAAAAATTATAACCGGTAAAAATGTATTAGAAGACATTAAAGATTTTACACCTTTTGAAAAAATAGGTTATATTACAAATATTTTAATTTCTCTTAAAGATCAAATGTCTAAAGAGCAAAAAGAAATACTTTATAATTTAAAAGAAAAATTAAGTCAAGAAGCTATAGATTTATATAATAATATAGGTATTCCTTCTATTTCTACAAGTTTATTGTTTTTTACAAGAGTTTATAAAAACAATCCTAAATTAGCTTTTAGAGCAGCTGTTGAAAATTTATTTACTCCTGGAATTAGAAATATTTTTAAAGAAGATTTAAATTTTGAAAAATTAATAAATTCTGTTATAGATGAAGATATAAAATATGATGTTTCTAAAACAAAAGATTTTTTAAACTTACATAAAAAAGTTTTAGCTTTAGATAATTTATTAAATTTTGTAGAAGGAAAATCAAATCCTGTAACTGACATTGTAACTGAAAATGAATTAAGTAGGGACGAAAAAACAGTAGTTCCTTCTAATCAACAATTATTTGCTATTAAAGAATTAATGTCTTTTGTAACAGGTAAAAAAACATTTGCTTACATGAAAGGTTATGCCGGTACTGGAAAAACTACTATTGTAATAAAATGGTTATTTAAAGTTTCTGGTTTAAAAACAGAAAATGTATATGCTGTTGGGCATAACGAACATTCTACAAAAACTATTAATGATTCATTAGGCACAACTCAAAATACATCAATAGATGATTTAATAATAAAACTAGAATCAAATATTTTAAAAAATACTGAATTAATAGTAATTGATGAAATCAATGCTCTTCCTACTGCTACAATAACTAGAATTTTAAAAGGAGTTCAAGATTATAATATTAGAAATAAAACTGATATTAAAATAATTGGTATGGGAGACCCTAATCAAATTACAAGCAACTCTGCATTTGGAGGAACTATTGTTGCTTTAGAAGATTCTACAGATCCTATTTTTGATAATAATATATTAATTACACCTTTAACAGTAAGGTATAGAAGTAATGTAGCAGAAGTAAATGATGTTCAAGATTTGTTTATAGGAAATAATAGAGATTTAAGAAAAGAAACACTATATTTAACTTCTAATTCTGATAATACTTTAGGAAGTAAAGGTTCTGAAGATAAATCAGGAATAGAAAAAATATTAAAAACTAAAGATTTAAATGATGGTAAAACTAGAGCAATTATTGTTCATCCGTCCGATGTTGATTTTTGGAAAAATAAAAAATTAGGTGTTGAAATAATATCGTATGTTGATGTTCAAGGCAGAACAATAGATGAAGTATATGTAGCTATTGATCCTATTAAAATTCAAGATGTTGTTTTATTTAATAAAGCAATGTACACAGCTACTTCAAGAGCTACTAATTTTATATTTATTCAAGGTTTAAAAACAGTAAATACTTTAAATGACAATATTAATAATTCTACTAGTAAAAATGTAAATGAAATTAAAGAAAACAGAGAAACTTTTCAAAAAAATAGAAAAGAAGAAATAGAACAATTAGATAAAGAAATTATATTGCCTAAAACACCAACTATTTCTCTTGTTACAACTGTAGAAGAAGAATCAATTATAGAAAATGAAGAAGAAGAAGATGTTGAAGAAGAAATATTTGAAGAACCTGTTATTGAAGAAGAAATTCCTATTGTAAATAATAATTCTTTTGATTTAGAGTATCCACATGGAGTTAATATATCAAAATTTGAAGAAAATGAAAAAATTATATATATACCGGTTTTAATAAAAGGTGTATCTATGATAGGAATATATGTTAAACGTCCAGAAGGATTATTAGAAGTAGGTGTATTAAACAGTAATGAAATAGAAAATTTAAAAAATATTAATCCATCTTTATACACATCTTTTATAGATTCTTTAAAAACTCCTGCTAAACTTAAAAATATACAAGATGGATTTTTAGAAGTTTCTAAAACTACTCCTTTAATAATTTTAGCAGAAGGAAAAATAACAGCTTTTAAAAAAGCTAATTTTATAACAGATTATGAAAATACATCTGAATTTAATTGGGAAAACATTAGAAATAAAATAGCTAATTATTTTTCTAAAAATAAAAAATTAAATTCAAAAGATTATAAAATTAGAATATATACTAAAAAAGAAATTGACGCTTTAAATACTAAATTTAAACCTTTACCTGGAGTTCCTTATATGGTAATAGGAGATACTAATTTTATTAAACTTAAACGTAAAAATCTTAATAAAAAAGAACATTCAGCTTTAGTTGAACCTATTTATGAATTTATAGCTAAATATAAAGAATTTACAAATTTAGTGTCAAAATATAATTTATCTACTAAAGACATTTATGATATTATTTCAGCTTCAAATTTAAATTTTGTATTAGATAAAATTAAAACTAAAACTGGAACAGAAGTTAAATTAACTAATAAAGAATTAGATTTAATTAAAGAAATTGATAATTTATTACACGAGCCTTTATCTGAAACTGATACAAAAATAATTGTAGGTAAAAATGTTAAAAATATAAACAATCCGTTTATTGTAGAAGGAAAAGAAGTTAGTGGTAAAGTAATAGAAATTACAAATGAAATAGCTAAAGTAAAAGTTAAAGATGAAGTTTTAGAAGTTAATGTTTCTGATTTAAAAAGATTTGAAAAAAGAAGACCAGGTAAAGCACAACATTCTTTTAATTTAATAGCTAAAGGAAATCAATATTCTAACGGTATTATTATTAGAACTACTTTTGAAAGTGATGGTAATGTTTTTAGTAAAGGTAAAAATTTACTACCTAAAGGAGATACTAAAACAAATTCTGAATTTATAGCTGAATTTGGAGTATTACCTTCTAAAAAACAACATAGTTTGTTAAATAAATATAAAATAAAATATGGTTCTGATTTTGATTTAAAAAATTATAGCCCAGAAGATTTTAAAAATTTAAAAGCTATAATGTATCCTACTTTAACAATTGAAGAATTAGAAAATATATTTCAAATAAACGGGTTACAAAATATTTCTGATTTATTAGTTCCAGTACCTATTGTTTCATCTAAAGAAAACATATTTCAAGATAGAGAAATTAATTATACAGAAGCTTATATATCTACCTCAGCTGATAATTTATTTTTTGAAGATCCTTTACAAAATATAGAATCTAGTAGTATTTCTGTAACTTTAAATCCTCCGAATAACAATTCTAATAATACACCTGTTATACCCACAGCTAAAAGAAAATTAGCTAGGTTAGAAAAAAATAAAAATTCTAAATTAGGAGAATCTAAAAATATTAATGATATTGTTTCTTATTTAAAGAAAATAGATCCTACTTTAACTAAAGAACAAATTCAATTTGTAACTGAAGCTGAAATGTTAATTTTAGCAGAAGGTATTGAATCTTGGGGATTATTTAAAGACGGTATAATTTATTTATTAGATGAAAATGGCACTTCCAAATTAAATGTTGCTAAACATGAACTGTTTCATAAAATATTTGATATGATGCTAACTCCAGAACAAAAAAAATTAGTTTATAAAAAAGCAGTTGAAGAATTGCAATTAAATTTTAATAGTTCTGAAATAGAAATAGAAGAAGCATTAGCAGAAATGTATCAAGAATGGAAAAATAAATTTAAAGTTTCTTCATTTTTAAATATTCTTTTTAACAGAATAAAAAAATGGTTAGGTATGAATTATACTTTAATTCCTAGTATAGATGCTTTTTTTAAAAATATTGAAAACCAACAATTTAAAAAAGTTATTAATTTAAATGAAACTACTAAATATTATAATGAAATATTAAAAGATTTTGAAACAATAAATAATTTTGAAACTTCACAAAATTGGATAATAAAAAAATACGATTCTTTAAAAGAACAAATGTTAGATATTTCTAAAGAAAATTTAGAGCAAGAACAAGTTCCGGAAAGAAACGAAGATGTTTATGGAATTATATACGATGATATTTTAGACCATTTAAAAGAACTTTTAGAAATTAAAGATAAAACTGAAGAAGATATTTTAAATATTAAATCATTATCTACATTATCTAATAAAAAAATATATGATAATATGATAAAAGATTTATTTCAAGGTAATGTTATATATACTGAAACTGCTGAAGGTTCTGAAATTTTAGGAGGAGATTGGACTGAAGATATTAACGATGCTGAACAAACAAATCATGAAACTAATATATCTGAAAGTGTAAAAAGAGGGCTTTCTTCTATTATAAATAAAAATAAAATAGTATCTTTTAGATTTGCTTATTTAACTTGTTTAGAAACATTGTCTAATCTTAATACTAATATGGATTCTGATTCTTTAAGTAAAGAAATAAATAAAAGATTTGCTAAATTTAAAAAATTATCTTCTAGACATTCAGATGTTGATGCTATTCAAAATTATATAAATACTTTAATAGATTATTCATATCCTATAAATGGGTATTTTAAAGGAATAAAAGTAATAAAAGGATATAAATTTATAAATGAAAATACAATATCTAAAATAGAAGATACTGGTAAAACATCTTATATTAAAAGAAATAAAAATGAAAACAATGCTACTTTTTTTAATCGTATAATAAATTTAGAAAATAATTCTAATTTAGATTTACAACAATTGTCTATTTTATTTTTACAAAAAAGTTATCAAAATACTTTAGTTGAATTATTAACTCAAGTATCTTCTTTGTATAGACAGCAAGTAATGTATGGTGAATATGGAGGAGGAAAAACTAATTATAGACATACTCTTAAAAACGCAACTAAAGAAATCCAAAGAGTTACTATTGTAAATAATTTAATAACCAATTTAATAGAAAATTTAAATTCAAATAAAAAAGAAATTTTAGATTTATATTATAAACTTTCTAAATTAGATAAAAGCAAAAATCAAGATAAAAAATCAACTGCTTTTATTGAAGAAATAAATAAAACTATTAAACAAACTTTTGAAAAAATGTTTGGGGTTTCTTTAAAATCTTCAGATACTTCTACAAAAGATGCTATTATAGCATTAATGTCAGGATTTGAATCTTTTGTAGTTAAAGAAGGAGATATAGAAGAATTTGAATCTCAAATATTACAAAATTTTAATGGTTATATGAATACATTAGCTGATACTCAAATAGTTGAAGAAAATGATTTAAGAAACCCTAATTATAGAAGAATAGATGGTAAAACTGCTTATTTATTTACATTAGCTTCTCAAGCTATTAATACTTTACAAAGTTTTGTAGATGAAAATTTATTTAAAAAACCTAGTTTTTTAAATTCTGATTTTTTTAAACAAAATATTTTTAATGGTGCTAATATTAATAAAATATATAGATATATAAATTTTGACGGTATTAAAAAAGAAAATGAAGAAGGTGGAGTTAGATATAAAAATGAATCTGAAACAGATTGGTTTAGAAGAAATTTTAAATATTTCTTTTTATCTCAAATGTCATCTAATGGAAAGTACATTCAACAATTTTTAACTATTTCTAATAAACCTAATATTGTTAGTGCTGAAATTGATTTTTTAAATTGGGATAAAATTGAAAAAGCTATAACTGCTATTTTAAAACAAGAAGAATCAAGAAATTATAAAAAAATTAAATATAAAAATCTTAACAGTTTTGAAAAATTATTACCTAAAGGAGAAAGATCTATTGAAGAATATTCTAAAGAACTTTTAAATTTATTTAAAAATAAAAATGTAAATAATATTTTAGAAATAGAAAATTATATAAACACTAATCAATTAAAAACAATAGCTAATAAATTTAAACAAAAAAGTTTTGATACTGCTGAAGAACAGGATGCTGAAAATATAAAAAATTTAGGTGCTTTATATTATGCTAATAATTATATTAATTCTCATCAATTAAATCAATTAGTTGCTGGAGATGAAGCATTTTATAAAAATTCATTTGATGTTATTAAACGTATGTCTATTGCTTTTGCAACTGGATATAAAGGGGTAGTTTCTGAATTTGCTTTACCTGAAAAATATAAGTCTTTAGTTGTTGAAGATGTAAAAGGTGTCTTAGGAAATGATTTTGTACAATTTTTAAAAATATGGGGTAAAGATTATGATATTACAGATGCTCAAGGATTTATGACTCCTAAAAGAGCATCAGAATTAAGATTAGGTTTTGGAGAAGCTTTTAATTTAGGTAGTATAATTAAACCTGTTCATTTTGAAATTGATGAAAATGGAATACCTAGAGCTGTAAAATATTCTTGTGTTGAATTAACAGATGAATTAATAAAAATTTTCCCTCAATTAGCTAAAATAAGAACAATTTTAGAAGAAAATAATGTAGATGAAATGGTTTTTGAATCAGCAGTTAAAGTAGGCAAGCCTTTACAAATTGCTAAAATTAATGAAAACAATGAATTAATTTTTAATGAAAATTCAATAATTACTTTACAAAATGAAAATTATAGAATACAATCTAATCCTGAACATAATGTAGAAAAAGAAGAATCTGCTTTTCCTACACAATTAGGTTATTTTGCTAATTTTAGTGGTAAAAATACTGAAGTTACAGCAGATTTATTTGATGCTCAAGCTCAATTAATGGAAATGGGTAGAAATGAATTATTATCTGAATTAAAAATGCAAAATAGGATTGAAGATAATGAATCTGGTACTGAAGAACTTATTAAACAACAAGATGCTTTAAGAAAAAAATCTATTAGTAAACAAAATACTGAAACAGATCAAAGACAAAATGAATTTATAGCTAATTCTAAATTAGGAATAAATACTCCTTTTTTAGTTAAAAAAATGATTATAAATTTATCTTCTTTTTTTTCAAAAGCTACTGTAGCTATTCGTATTCCAGGGGGAGGTTTAGTATTACAATCTGCTTTTGGTACAACAGAATACTATAATAAAGAAGGGCAGTTAATAAAAGAAGATTTAAAATGGAGAGATAAAGACGGATATGCAGAAGTAGTTTTACCTGATTTTTGGAAAGATAAAATTAAAATAGGAGATTCTATAATGTTTGATACTATGTTAGGATTTCGTATTCCCTCTACAGAACTCCATTCAGCTATTCCGCTTAAAGTTGTAGGGTATTACCCTAGTAATAAAAATGTTATTATAGCCCCAGGAGCAATTACATTTTTTCACGGTTCAGATTATGATGTGGATAAATTATATGTAATGAGAAGAAGTTCACATGATTCTAAAACTATATACAAACAAGACGGAACAATTCTTCAAGAAGAAGGTTCTATGATTGGGTATAAAAATAATAAATTAAGTAAAGAATGGTTAAATGAAGTACAAGAAGAAATGTATAATGTTTTAAATTCTATACATACTGCTAAAAATAATAAAGATATAATAGGTTTAAAAGAATATAAAAATAAATATAAAGCTCTTAAAGAATTAAAAGTATCTTATTATAAAAATGTAGTAGTAGATTCATTTTTAAAAATTATAACTGATAAAGTAAATGAAGAATTAATGGTGTCACCTATTACAATGGATAGATTTAAAGGTACTGGAATTGAAACAGAATCTACTTTTGATTTAGTATCTAGATTAGAAGGATTTAATGTTCCTAAACCTTTTTTTGAAAATTTTAACAAAAAAGAAGATTATAACGAAGCTATTAAAGCATGGGAAAAAAAAAGAAATGAATATATTTTTAAAGAAAGAGATCTATATAATTTAGAAGAACAAATGCTCATGCATAAAGATAATTTTAGTGGAACAGCTTTAACTGGTGTTTTTGCTGATATGGCTAAAGTTATAGCTTATTACTTTCAATCTACTGTTGATAATAAATATCCAGAACTAAAAGAAGCTTACCATATAGAAATAAACGGTAAAACATATAAAGGATTTGATTATTATGAAAATATAGATGATATTATAGTTAATTATGATGATAAAGGCAATGCCATTAAATCAAAACCTACAATAACTGAAAGTATAGATTCGTTAGTAAATGCAGCTATTGATAATGTTAAAGAACAAATTTTATCTATTATAGGATTTACTAACAATACAGGTAATGTAGCTGTATCTATGATTGCAATGGGTATTCCTTTAAATGATATTGTTTTGTTAATGAAACAGCCTATTATTAACTTACTTAATACTGAAACCAGTTTTAATAGAGGGTATAAAAAAGCTAGAACTATGTATATAGAAAATGTTTATAAACTTTTAAATAAAAACGTAGAAGATGTAACTGAAGAAGATAAAGTTAAAATTAATTTAGATATTGAAAATTTAAAAATAACTAATGAACTTTTAGAAAACATTTATAACAAACCTTTAGAAGAAATGAATTATGAAGATTTAATTCTTCAATTAAAAGTTTTAACAGATACAATTAGAAAAGGAGAAATGATAGCTTCTAATATAGGTAAGGGTAAAACAGCCTATTCTATTTTGAAAGGATTTGATATTACTTTTGATAAATTAGAAAATGTAATAGAAACAATTGATGCTATTAAATTAAAAACTGATAAAATAGATGAAAATACTGTAGATAAAACTGAAAATGTTTTTGAAAATGTTGATCCTATAATGCTTCCTCATATAAATAAAGCTTTTAATGTTCTTAAAACTCTTAAAAGTAAAATGGAAAGATTATTTTATATTCACAATCCTGTTTTGCAAGAATTTTCTAAAGAAATTAATAGTTTAAATATTTTTAAATTAGGAAATAAAGAATTAGAAGCTGAAAGTAATTTGAGAGAATCTTTGTTACAATATTTACTTTCAGGTATGTCTTATACTACTAAAGAAGGGTATGAAATTAATAATTCAACTTTAGACGAACCTGAATATGTTAGTTCTAATGGAAAAACATATACAGGAACAGATGCTTTTAACAGAAGATTTACGGAAGAAATTTTTGCACTTAGAAAAGCTAATCCTAACAATAAATTTTTAAATAATTTATATTTAAATAAAAAAACTAAAACTTTTTCATTTGATGTGGCTAAAAATATAGATCAAGCAGATCTTTTAAAATTACAATTAGATTTTATGTCTTTGAAAGAAAATGGACAATATACTAAATTACAATATGAATTTATTAAATATGCTGTTATAAATCAAGGACTTAGATTTGGAAATAGTTCTTATTCTTTAATAATACCTAATGAAATGTACGAACCTTTAATGGAAAAATATAATAGTTATTTTATTAAATTATCTTCTATTCCAAATGAATTTAAAACTTTATTAGATCAAGTAAAATCTAATTTTGTGTTACAATTTGCTATGAATAACGCTAAAAAATATGTAAAATATTTAAATAAAGAACAATATTCAAAAGCTACTAATTTTTCTGGAATATTATTAAATAAAGAAAAATTTTCAGAACCTGAAATGTTTTATACTATTGGTGATACACTATATGTTAAATTAGAAGATTCTACTAATACTGAATGGAAATATGCAAATGTTGGAGATTTTACTAAAATTAAAGGCTATCAATTTAGTAGTATTAATTTAATAGGAAAATATAATGTTAATATAGCTTTTGACTCTAATGTAAGAACTGTTAAAGTTAGTAACAATAAAGAACAATCTTTTACAAGTGAATATAAATATCAAATAGGTTCTAAAATTAGATTATTAAATTATTCTGACATTACTAGAATGAATATGATAGAATATCAAATAGAAAGTGTAGAAGAAAATAAAAATAAAACTTTTGATTATACTTTAACTTCACCTACTTTTGTAAATACTATTGTTTCTGAAGCAGAAATTGTAAATTCACAAGAATTTAAAAAATTAATAGCTGAAGGATTTATATCAGAAATAGCTTTACATAAAATAAAAAATAATTGTTAATATGAGTTTTTGCCCTAATAAATCATCACAAGAATATAAAGCACTTGTTTCTCAATTTGGAGAAGCAGGTGCTTATAGTGCTTGGTATTTAAAAAATAAAAATATTTTAAATAATAAAATTACTAATGAGCCAACTATACCTTCAATAATTGAAGCAAATGAAATATTAGGCAATATAAATTATATTAAACCTACTTTTAGTTTAAATAAAGACATACCTTCTTTTAACAAAGAATATCAAGATTTGTTAAAAGAATACCCTTTTATAAATAAATCAATTGAACCTACTGAAATATATAAATTAATTAATGCAATTAATAATAAATATAAAACTTTAATTGCTCAATTAAAACCTATTGATAGTAATACTTTTAAAGTGGATATATTAAAAAAAGATACTTTAAAAATAGAAAAATTTGATGAATATATTTTAAAAAAAATACAATCTAAATTTCCATCTATTAAATACAAAACAATTTCTGTAGAACAGGCTGTAGAGTTAGTAGGAGAAAAAGGACAAAATGCAAATAGTTTTATATTAAATGATACTGTTTATTTTATAAAAGGAAAAGTAAATTCTGAAACAATGATAGAAGAATTTTTACACCCTTTTATTCAATATCTTTCTACTAATAATAAAGAACTTTTTGATAATTTGTTAGCTGAAGCTATGTTAGATACAAAATTAAAAACAAGTATTATTACTAGATATGTAGGTTTTACTGTAAAAGATAAAGAAAAAGAATTAGTAACCCAAAAATTAGCTCAAATTTTAAATAAAGAATTTAATAATTCAAAAAAAAATATAGAAGAAACAACTTCTTTATTAAAAACTTTATATAAAGAACTAAGTAAATTTTTTAATTCTATATTTCAAAGTAAAAATAATATTCAATTTGAAAATTTATCTCCTAAAATGTCATTAGATACTTTAGCTCAAATAATTAATACTGAAAATGTAATACTTCCAGTAGAGTTTTTGTTTAAACCAACTTACAGTATTATAGACAATATTGAACAACAAGCTAAAGATGGACAATGGAGAGTTGAAGGAGCCACTTATCAAGATAAAAATAATAAAACATATATTCGTTTAACAGAATGGGTTAGAAATACTTTTAGTAAAAGTAAAAGTCAAAATTGGCAAAAAGAATATGCTGAAAAAAGATTTTCTAAATTACCTCAAGAAACTGAAAATGGAATAGTTTATGGATTAAAACCTGATGGTACAAAAATTACATTAGAAGAATTAACAAATGAAATTAAATTAGATTTTAATACTGCTAAAAATTATGGTATAATAGCACATGCTTTAATAGAAAAAGCAATTAAAATAAAACTTGGTGTAAGTACTGCTGACATTAACGCTAAAATTGAAGCTTTAGCTGCTGGAGATACAGAATCATCTGCAATTAATTTAGTTAAATTAAATTGGATTGAAAATAATATAGAAAAAATAATGAATATTGTTGGAATTAATGTATTAGATAAAACTTTTACAAAAGATCAACAAGATAAAATTTTATCAGAATTACCTTATGTTTTAGAACAATTAGGTATTGGTACTACAATAGATGGGTTAGTTGAACATACTGACGGTACAATTTCTATTAAAGATTGGAAAACAGGTAATTTATTAAATGATTCTTTAACTACTTCATTATTAGGAGAATTTGGAAATCAAATAGAAGATATTAAAGATAGTAAATTAGATAAAGCTAGATTAGAAGTAGTGTTAAGAGCTTTAATGATTAAATTTAAAAATCCAGAAGTTAAATTTAGAAAATTATCTATTGAACATTTAAATAAAAATACTCTTGTTACTACTTACGATATTCATTTACCTTCTTATTTAAAAATGTTAGAAGAGCATTTTAGTAAAACAGATCCTGTTTTATATAAAGAATTAAATGATAGAAATTTATTTGATTATTTTGAATACGGTGTACAAATTGTACAAGATGAAAAAATTATTGAAAATAAAGAAAATACTTTAAAAAAATTAGATGAAGAAATAGTGATTTTAAATAATCAAATTAAAGTAGAAAAAAATGAAAAAACTAAAGGTATTTTAAAATGGAAACTTAGAGAAGCTACTTCTAAAAGATTAGAATATAGTTCTGCATTACCGGTTTCTTTAATTTCTGAAGAAGGGCCTATTAGTTGGTTTAAAAGACATTTTGGTAATTTATCTTCAGTTTCAGATCCAATTCTTTCAACATTTAAAACTTTATTAGATAAAGCTAAATTTACAATGAAAACAGAAGAAGATGTTTTATTTGAAGAATTTGATAATTTACAAAAACAATTACTTAAAGAATTTAATGGTAATTATAAAAATATAGGGTTAAAATATAAATCTAAAGATCAAACTGGATTATACGATTTTATGTGGGTAGAAAGAAATACTACTTCTAATAAAGGGTATTATAGAATAAACGAAGAATTAGATAAAGAAAAATGGAAAACTTTAACTGATACTCAAAAAAAGTACGTCAAATTTTTTTCAGAAAGTTTAGAAAAATTATATGGAGAAGTTGCTAATAGTGTTGTTTCAATAGACGTTTATGGAAGACCTGTTACAAATGCTTCATTTAACAATCAACCTATTTCTTTACCAAAAGATTTCATGCCTAGAGTATATTTAGATTTAGGAGAGTTTATAGATAAAGAAGGACTTTCTAAAAATGTAGCTTTATGGGAATACAATAAATTTAAAAATAATTTTTTAAGAAGTGAATTTTATGCTAAAAATGGTACTGAAGTTTTACCTTTTAAACACATGGGTTCTGATGTTATTATAGGTTCTCAAATGCATACATTTAATGCAGAAATAGCTTATAAACAATTTGTTAAAAATTTATTAAGAAAAAAACATTTAGATTCTATACAAATGTTAGGCAATGGAATATCTTCTCAATTTACTGAACAAGGTAAATTTAAAAATGCAGAATTTTTAGATGATAGATTAGTTATAGAAATAACTCAAATGAAAAAATCTACTTCTTTTACTAAAAAAGGATTAAGAGCGATTTCAAATAATAAAATTTCTGAAATAGATGTAGATAATGTAATTGATTTTATAAAAGGATTTGTTACAGCTGGAACTATGTGGTTAAAACCTTTTGCAGGTTTAAAAAATGGTGTTTATACATTAATGCAAAATAATAAAAATAGAATTATTAAAACAATTGCTAAACGATATGGAGTTCCAGAAGAAGATTTAGATTATACAACAGAAAATTTAATGCAAGCTAATAAAATTTGGTTAGAATATCAAACCGCTTTTCTTAAATCTTATGCTACTGGAGAAGAAATAAAAGATAATAAATTACATCTTTTGTTAAAAAAATATAATTATTTACCTGATGCTTTTGATTTTAAAGTTAAAAGGCAAGATATTTTATCTCAAAAAAATAGCATAGTTTCTAAAGATATGTTATATGTTTTTCATTCGGTATTTGAAGATTGGGGGACAGGATCTATTTTTACAGCTATTTTATTACATAAAAAAAATGAAAAAACTGGAAAATCTATTTACGATAGTTATGAAATAGAAAATAATAATTTAGAATGGAAAGGTGGAATAAGAGGTAAAAGAGAAGATGGGTCTATTATTGAAGGAATTACTTATGAAGAATTAAATAAATATAAAAAAATAAGTTCTGTAATTCATGGAAATTATAGAGATGATGAAAAAGCAGCTATTGAATTATATGCTTGGGGTAGAATGATGATGCAATTTAAAAGATTTGTACCTCAACAATTAATGAATTTAGGTCAAAGTAAACAATTATCAACTTCTTTAGGTAAATTTCAAGAAATAGGTAAAGATAAAGATGGCATATCTATTTACTCTTGGAAACCAGAAGTAATAGAAGGTAAAATGAGATTAATGTTTGGGCATTTAAAAAACGTAATTGGTATTGGAGCCGGTAGATATGATTTTGAAAAACTATCTTCTAAACAAAAAGAAGATTTAATATCTTCTTATGTAACAATATTTATTTCTGTAATGGGCATGATTTTAACTAATTTAGCTTTTGATGATGATGAAGAAGAACAGTATTTAGCACAAAGTTGGTTTAAAATATTTAAAGATCTTTCAGATGGGATGAATCCATTAGATATGTTAGAAAATTTTCAATATTCAAGTGTTTCAGTTGCTAAATTAATGAAAATATCTAAAGCATTAGGAGAATTTTTAACTAGTGTAGTAACGGGAGATAAAACAAAACAAGGTAGATATAAAGGAAGTAATGAATTAGCAAAAATTCTTCCTCCTTTTTCAACTATATACGATGTTGATAAAGCTTTAAATAATGTAAAATCTGGAAATAATGTAGGATTTAATATATTTTCTACAGATGAATTTAATTGGAATTTTGATAATACAAAATAAAAAAAATAGAAGGAGGTTATCTCCTTCTATTATATTTTGAAAGTTTTATCATTGCAACTTACAAGTGTTCCCTGACATTATAGAGACCTTCCACCATTTATGTTAAAGTGCTTTATGGTAACACTATATTTTAATTGAATAATTCTTTTATTCTTTCTTTTAATGTTAATTGTAAAACTTTATAAGTTCCATTATCTTGTCTTCTAATAACTTTATATTTAGATTTTTTAAACATACAAATTTTACATCCATAACATCTACCTTTTAAATGTTTTATTGGTGGAGTTTCAGATTTCTTAAACATAAATAATGGATAACTCCATTTACATTTATAACATTCTCTTAACTTCCACAATATAAACATTCGTCTGTATCTAAATTAGGATTATTAGCTATTTCAGGATTTAATTGTAATTTTAATTTGTAAATCTCATCTTGTAATTCACCATCTAATAACAATTTACCTGTTAATTGTGTTTTTAATTCATCTATTCTAGCTTGAATTAATTTTTTATTTAAATCTGTCATATCTTTTTGTTTATTAAATTTATCTATAGAATTAGCTAAATCTTTTAGCTGTTCTTCACTTGATTTTTGATGTATAAACATATTTTATTTTTTATTAGTACTACCAAATCCACCTTTTCTATCAGTTTTATTAACTAATTCTTTTTCAATAAAATTAAGTTTTAAAATAGGTTCAACCCACATTTGAGCAACTCTATCACCAATTTTATATGGAAATGGTGGATATTTTAAATCATAATTATCTATATCATTAGGTATAGCTCTAAATCTTAACCTATACTCGTCTAAAAAATCAGCATCTCCTAGGGTTGGTGCATTATTCAATACCCAATCAAATCCAGTAAATGAACTTCTAGGGCTAAATCTAATCATATATCCAGGAGGAGGCTGCATTGCTAATCCTAAATATACAATTACTTCA